AGCTTTCCCCATAAAATTCAGTGGTTCTACTTCTACCAATAAATAACGGTGCATCTACTATATAAACTCGACCTTGTTCTATAATTTCTGGATATATTTTTTGAAATAAAGTTAAAAGTAGAACTGAAATATGCATTCCATCGTCATCAGCATCTGTTAATATCACAATTTTTCCTACTCTTAATTGATGTTCTTTACTACTAGGGTCAAAACCAATAGCTTTTAGAACATTAAGAATATCTTCGGACTCATAGGCTTTCAAAAGACCTGATTTAGCAACATTCATAATTTTTCCACGTAGCTTAACTATTTCTTGAAATTTTGAATCTCTAGCTTGTCTAGCTGTTCCAGCTGCAGAATCACCCTCTGTACAAAATAACTCTCTAAGCTCTACATCTTTAGTACTACAAGAAATGAATTTACTAGCTGGTGGTAAATTTACTTTACCACGGCTTTTTAATTTACTTAGAGCTTTTTTCTCTTTAGCAAATTTCTCATAAATAGAACGGATCTCATTAGCTCTATCTATAATCTTTTTAACAAAAGTTTTATTCGAATTAAGATATTTATCAAAATCTTTTTGAATCTGATCCATAACTAATTTTTCAGCTTCTGGATTTATTAACTTCTCTTTAGTTTGACTATCAAATTGTGGACTAGCTATTCTGAAGTTAATAGCACCATAAAGACCAGTTCGTAGATCTTCCGGCTTATAGCTCTTTTTCTTAACTAAATTGTCGAAACCTTTATTTATTACATTTAATAAACCTTTATAATGAGTTCCACCTTCTATAGTTGGACTTGTATTGCACCAACTAGCTAAATCAGAATCTTCAGTTTCGAACCACTGCAATGCCACGTCACAATTTTCTGTTTTGATTATAAATGGCTTATAAAGAGGCTCACAGTTTAAGTCTTTAGTTTTCCATTGAATATAATCTGCTAATCCTTTGCTATTATAAGTTTTTTCTTTTCCCTTATAATTTAAAGTTAATTCAATGCCCGGATTTAAGAAAGAACTATTTCTGAACCAATTTGCTAAAACTTTCGGGTCTAATTGTTCTGGTAAAATAGTTTCATCTGGCTTGAATTTAATGATTGTACCTTGCTTCCAGCTTAATTCTGGTTTTCCTTTTTCTACTGGACCTTGTGGAACTCCACATTTATAAGTCTGTGTCCACCAGGTTTTATCTCTATATGTCCAAACTTGAAGATAACTAGATAAAGCATTTGTGCAGGAAATTCCAACTCCGTGAGTCCCTACAGAGCCTCCTGCGTAGGCACCTTCTTTAATTTTACCACCAGCGTGAAGCTGAGTCATAATAACTTCTAGAGTAGATTTCTTCTCTTCTTTATAATCCGGATGTATTCCAACTGGAATTCCGCGACCTTCATCAGCAACAGTAAAATATCCGTCTGCTGAAATATTACAATATAATTTTTTACTAAATCCCGCTAATGCTTCATCTATACCGTTATCTAGAGCTTCTTTTAAAATATGAAATCGACCTGTGTCTAAATTTCCGATATACATAGCAGGTTTAGTTCTAACAGCTTGTAGCCCTTTTAGAACTACAATACTTTCTTCATTATATTCTTCAACTTTCTTCACAGATTCTTTCCTTTGCAATTTCAAAATATTTCTTATCTAATTCAATTCCAATAAAATTTCTATTTAGATTTTTACAAGCTATCCCAGTAGTTCCAGAACCCATCGTAAAATCTAAAACTATATTCCCTTCATTTGTATAAGTCTTTACAAGATATTCAATTAGTTCTACTGGCTTTTGCGTTGGATGTAGTTTACCATTTCTATTCGGAACTACATTAAATTCTAAAACTGAAGAAGGTTGAACAAAATCTGGGTCATATAGCTTTTTTATTTTATTCATTTTAATATGATTATTATCACCACAATAGTGATTATAATTATAACAAGCTTTTCCAACTCCAACCCTCTCTTTAAGAATAGGGTTATAAGTTGAATTTCGCATATAAAAGCACTGAATTGTTTCGTGATATTTCATTGGACGATATTTTGCCTGAGCCATTCCAGTCGGAACATTTTTCTTCCAAATCAATTCATAACTATAATTATTAAGATTACTAGAAATAAGTTTTGTTGTAAAAGGTTGACTCGAAAATAATAAAATTGGGCAGTTGTCTTTTTTAATCTGCTCCAGCAATTTCCACATTTTATCGAAAGGAATAACTTTATCCCAATCTAGAGCAGTAGAGCCATACGGAGGGTCGCAGATAATAGCATCAACTTTAATTTCTTTATCAATTAAAGTCTGAAGAATTTCTAAACAATCTCCATTAAATAATGAAATTTGAGTCATCTGACTTCTTTTTCTTTTACTATTAAATCTGGATTTATAAAAACAAAAATTGGTAACGCAATTACGATAGCACCAACTATTGCTACTGCTAATAAAAGAAATGGAATTGAAAATAATGCCATTAAGCTATAATAGAATCTTCGTGTCATTTTGATATCCCCATTTCTTGAATATTCGTTAAGGAATCCTCTAAAACTGAATTATACATCTTTTTCAAAATTTTTTCTGCTTCTTCAGTTAATAAAAGAATCGGTTTATTACTATTAGCAGAATAAATATAATTACAACCAACATCTGTTTTTAGGTCTTCTGAAGTTATTTTTCTTCCAAGGATCTTTTCCGCACAACTTAAACAAAGAACATCTGTTTTTGAAATATAATCATTATTGCAAATTTCTTCCCATAATTCATCTTTTAACATAAAATAATCTTTAGGGTCTTTGAAAACATCTTTTCCACAGGTTGAACAGTGTAAAGACCAGCCTTCTGACTCGTAAAGTTTACGTATATCTTTTCGTGCCATTTTATTCTTCTTTCAACTTTGGATATTTTTTAAAATACTCTTCGGTATTAAATTTACAGGTATTCTTATTCCAATCAGGATGTTCGTGTAAAGAATCTCCATACCAGTCCCAATTATCAACTCCACCATTTTGTAAGGCTTCCAACTCAAGATTCTTCTGTAATAAAGATTCCAGCTGTTCTTCCATTAGAATATATTTTGTCATTTTATATAAATCTCCGATTCGGTTATTTTTGTTTCTACTTTATATATTACAAAATCAATTTTCTTAAAATAAGATTCTGAATATACTATATGCAAATCAGCACTTAAACCTTCTAATCTATTTTGAGCTAATTTTTTAGATCTATATGCTTTACCAAGACCATAACCAAGTTTGCAAAATTTTGGTTCGCTTCTAGTTCCACCAGAATAAATTTTAACATTGCCTGTTGCTTTATCTTTTATTCCAACTAGATAATATATTTTCTCAAGCATTTAATCTCCCTTTAGCAATTTCAAAATATTGTTTTTCTTTTTCAATTCCAATAAAACTTCTATTATTTAATTTACAAGCTACCCCAGTTGAGCCACTTCCCATAAATGGGTCAAGAATTAAATTATTTTCATTTGACCAAAGTTTAACACAACGTTCCATCAATTGAATCGGCTTTTGTGTCGGGTGACTATTATGCTCTTTTGACCACGGAACAATCGGACTTATATCTGTCCAAACATTTGATAAAGCTCTAAATTCATTTCCGTTTTTAGTCCCCATTCCACCGGTTACTTTTTTAATATTAGAGCTAATTTTATTAAAAATATATCTATCCGATTTTGTAATCCATAAAATATCTTCTCTTGTTGAAACTAATTGAGTTTTAGCCCCTCTTCCCTTAATTCTATCATAAATTATCCAGTCTTTTAATTTCAAGTTTTTTGGTAAACAGGAAATTGTATTGCAAACACTAGACCAACCTTGAAAAATTATGATATTAGATTCAGGTTTTGTTAATTTATCAAATAAGTAAAATAAATAGTTCCAATTCAGACTCTTTTCTTTATCCCAGTTATTTTGAAGATAATTAATTTCATAAGGTGGATCTGTTATTATACAATCTACCTTCAAACCTTTATCAACCCATTTCTGAAGAAGAGGTAAACAATCCAAATTAAATATCTTATTCAACGTCTGGCAACTCAATAATTACTTTTTAAACCAAATAGATTAAATCTGTAGTGAAGTCTAACTTAACTCTTTCTTCTATTAAAATGAACTTTCATAGAGCCTTTATTTCTTATTTCATAAAATGACATTTTTAGTTCTTTCGATATCTATCCATATAATATAATCTCGTATACATATTTACAAAATCTATCTTTTTTGTTGCTAAAGGCTTCCATCCAACGGCTTGTCTAGACATAATTTGTTTACATTTTATTTCTAAAGACTCCGGAGTATTTTCTGAAATTTCAAAAATCAAGTACTTATCTTTGTTATTTATAACTTCATTAACAAAGTCACGGCTCTCAAATAACTCCACAAAATCAAACATTTCTAATCGTCCTCCCTAAAATACAACACAATATAAATAAAATTATAAAGAAGTTTTGAAAGAAGCTACTTCCATTTCAGAATAAATATAAGATTGACTGTTAGTTATTATTCGAAAAAACTTACTACCAGTTTCGTCAGTTATTATAGAAATATTACAATTATTAAAATCCGTAATATTTATATAACTTGGAAATTTACCAATACAGTGACATATAGAGTTAATATAATTTAAATTATAATAATCTATTTTATTATAGTTCTTCATTTAATCTTCTTTCTGCTATTTGAAAATACTTCAACTCTTTTTCTATACCTAAAAATTTTCTATTATTTCGTAAGGCTGCAACTCCGGTAGTTCCACTACCCATAAATGGGTCTAGAATTATTTTATCTTCTTCTGGTAAAATTGAAATTAAATGCTCAAGCATTTTAACAGGTTTCTGTGTCGGATGCTCTAATTTATCTTCTTTAAAATTAGATTGTGGTTTCGTATAATTGAATAAACAACTATGCTTACCTCTTATTAATTTTGGATTTCCTTTTTTGATACAAAATAAAGGTTCATAATCATAAGCAAAATCTCCATTTCCCGCCATTACTAGATTGTTATGTTGCCAAAATAAATATCTAGCAGGGTCAAATATTTCTATCCCTTTTCTAAAATATTTTTGACTCCAAAAAATAAACATAAAGCTGTCGTCTTTAAGTAAATTGTGACATAACTCAAACCATCTTTTAGAAAAAGATATAAAAGTTTCTAGATTTTCAAAATTATCCCATTCAAATTTTTCTTTTTCTTTTCCATTTGGTACAACGAAATAAGGTGGGTCTGTTATAATACAATCCACTTTTAGATTCTGCTTATTCCATTTTTCTAGTAAAGGCAAGCAATCTGTATTAAAAAGTTTATATTGTGCCATCAATTTCTTTCCAAACCTTAAAAAGTCTTTCGCAAGTCATATCGAAATATTTAGGCTCTCGCTCAATTCCAATAAACTTTCTATTAGTTCTTAAACAAGCTTCACCAGTAGTTCCACTACCCATAAATGGGTCTAGAACGATATCACCCTCGTCTGATCCAACTTGAATCATATTAATAATTGGTTCTAGTGGCTTAAGACAAGGATGATTCCATTCTTTTTTACCCCCTATACTCCAATGATAATCAGTTCTTTTATTACTATAAGAACCAGTTAGAGGTCTTCCGGACCATAAATGTAAACAATAGTCTTTATCTTGATATTTTCCTCGCACATTGGGCAAAGCATTATTTCTATATAAACAAATATCTTGCCAGTTCCATTTTCGTTGTACAGCAATTTCTAGATATCTAAAGACTTGTCTTTTGTTACACCAAAATTGAAAATTAGCTTCTACTTTTAGTAAATCTTGCAAAAGTTGAATTTTGGAATAATCAAAATCTTCCATTACCCCTTCGAAAATTTTATCTTGAGACTTGTCAAATCCCAACTTTTTCATAAATTCACCAACATCTTTTTTTGGTTTACCGATTCCATCTTTGTAATCATAAGGTGGATCGGTATGAACCAAAGTTATTTTATGTTGTGGTAATTTTGGAATAAGTTGATAAGAATCTGCTAGATAAAGAATACAATTACCAATTTTTTCTTTTTGGACTTGCATCTATTTACGCATTGAAGCTTTGTATTTTTGCCAGTCGTAAATATCTAGTAAATCTCTTTGATTTTTCTCCAGATATAAAATGAATTGATGTAATTGATCTTCTGTAATAGGTCCATAAAAATCCGCACTAAATAAATGAAGATAATTCTTACCAACTAACATTTTAAGACCAAAAGCTACATCGCCATCTCTATAAAAAATAAATCCAGCCATTTCTAAACCAACAACTTCTTTACGTTCGTTATAGATCAAACCAACTTTATCGCCAAAGTTATGTTGAGCTAACCGAAATAGATCTTCAAAAGAAAGCAACGAAAGTTGTTGTGATTCTTCTAAACAAATTTTAGAAAAAGCATTAACAGTTCTAACTAAAGCTGCTGGCACTTCAATATTTTTATATTCGATTTGTGGTTTATAAGGCATTTATCCTCTCCTATATTAATTGAACTCTAAAATATATTTACATTAAAACGTTTTCATAAAGAACTTTAACTTGATTTTTTAAGAAATCAAAGTCTTTAGAATTATCAATAACAAAATTTGGTTTATTAACACCAATCCAGTCTCTTTCTGATGGATGTATTAAAGCTAGTTCCGGATAGATGTCTTCGACAGATTTGGAACCTTCCAATGATTCAGTTTTTTGTAAGTTTTCTATAATTAAATTAGCTTCTTTAGCTTTATCATACCAATCTGGCTTATTTCTATTTATTTCTATGATTATACCACCTAAAGATCTAATCATTTCAATTTCATCTTTAAATCTAACGTCAGTAATTAGAACATTTTCTAACTTTTGTGATAAGATCTGATGTTTAACTATAGAAGCCCAGAAATTATGTATAAATAATTCTCTTAATCCAACCCCTAATTTCTTAAGAGCTTCCCTTGGAGAAATTTCGATACCTAAAATTTCTGATAGTTCGATATCTAATTGTTCTCTTTTTTCTCTAGCTTCCGGAGTTAACCCTTCTAACATTTCTCTATCCCAACCAAATAGAACAGAAGTCATATCTTTAAGTTTAGAAGCAAAAGACAATCTTACATATCTTGAATCAAATTCTCTAATATAATTTGCAACGGTATCTTTACCTGCACCTGCAAAACCAGTAATACCAACAATCATCTTATAAATTCTTTCTAATCAAAATTAATCAAAATTAAAAAAGAAGTAGAAGAGGACCCCACTTTTCCCCTTCTACTTACTAACCTATTTCATTAAGTTCTATAGCCTTTCACTTTAGTTACCGTCTAAGCTCTAATTGACTGGAACCATCAACTGAAAGAATCGAGTCTCTTAGACTTCCAATGCAAACCCCTCTAAAGCTTGAAGATTTTCGTTTTCCATTTCGAAAATCCAGGTCTACTTTCTATTACCGAGCTAGAACTCACATAACTCGGAAAGGAGGTAGGGGAACATCAACTTAAAAAATGCGTTCATAATATATTTACAAAATTATCTAATCATTTATATTTTTTATATCTAATTTTTTTATTTCTAAGATTTGTTCCTTACCTGGCTTCTGATATTTTTCTAGAGCTTTTATAGCTCCATTTAGAGTCTTCCAAGTCTTTAATTCCATACTAGGTCTTCCACCTGCCCAACTTTGTACTCTATGGATCGCTTTTGCTTTAGTATTATATAATACATATAAATCTTCCATTTTTTTCTCCTTTTATATAAAATTATTTTACAAAATAAAAATGACTACTCCTGATAGTTAAAGTAGTCATTTCTTTTGTTATAACAAGTAAAAGGTTTGAGGGGCATTGCACCCCTCTTTAACAGTGAAATTGTAAGGAAACCCTTTTTAGAGGGTAGGAGAAATCACTGTTCAGTCTCACCTCACGACTGTATCGCTTTATAAGCCGAATCAGCACTTCCATAATAACTTCTAATATTCCGTAAATTTTTATTAGAAGTTCCATTGATGAACTGATATAGAGTATAAACATCTTTTTTGCTATTATAAACATAACATTTAGCATTTACTACTCTTGGCTTAAAATTCTTCCGCATATCTTCTACAGTGGCAAATACTGGTAAAGTTTTATCAATAACTTCATCAATTGATTTTTGAATCTTCCGTAGAAGTTTATTTTTATCTTGAAGATTTTCTTGTTCAATTTTATGATTTTTTCTAGTTTTTAATTTAAGATCTTTAAATTTTTCTAGTGGAGTATCAATTCTTTTTAACTCATCTATAACTTCATATTTACAACAACGCCCTTTAGCATTATTATAATCTGATGGAATTGAAACTACATCTTTTGGATTAATTTTTACTATCATAATATGATCATTTTCACTTGAGCTATAATGACTTAAATAAGACTTAGAACAAAAATGTAAACCAGTAGAACAAGTAATCTCTCTATCAAATTGAACATCTCTTCGTGGCATCGAAACTGTTTTACCAACGCTATTATCAAATGTTCCACTATAAATATCTTTATAATCCGCTCTTACTTTCTTATAAGCTAGAAAATAGCCATCGTTTGTAATTGGAATGTCATTAGCTTCTAAAAATAAATAAAGTTCATTTATAACGGATTTAAGAGGATTTTTGGTTAAATTATCTAAGAACTTAACGAATCCAATATAGTCTTGACCTTCGGTATAACCTTTTATGATTCGTTGAACTATAGAAGAATTTTTATCCAATACAATTGTTTTTCCTCTAAACTTATAAGTAAATTCATTATCTATAATTTTAAGATTGTTTCCAATATAAGATAGAAGAGCTTTTTGAACATTTAAGAGCAATTCTATTCTTTTCCAATCTATTCTTTTAGCAGATAATGATTTTTTAATTTTTTCAAAATTTACGTGGCTTGTGGAAATTGTTGTTAATTCCCCATTTATTGCCAAAGATATATTATTTTTTGAAATTATGTATGAATTTGTCATTTGTTTCTCCTATTTTAATTTCCTTACATTTATTTTATTATAACATATATTTCTTAAAATATCAAGTACTTTTTATTGATTAATATCAATATTAATACTAACACTATCTCTAACTTGTTCTCTAATATATTTACAAGTATTCTTTAATAGAGCATTTTTATTTCTTAGAATATAAGTATAGTCGGATTTGAAGCTTAATGGACATTCATTATTTTCACCTAATTCGTAATAGAAGAAATAATTGAAAATATCTTTTATAATTTCTTCTCTTCTTTCTTTAACATCTTCTAAACAAATTCTATCTATCCATTTGGATATTCTTCGTCTCCATCTTTCTTCTGCTGTATCGTTCCATAATAATCTAAATAAATTTTTATCATAATCAAAATCTATAAAAGTGTCTGGAAAAGAATCAAATACTTTTTGAAGTTTATCTAATTTTTGTTTAACATTATCCGAAAAGCAACCTAAGAAACTATCGCCTAAATTACAAATTGAATATCTAAAATTCGTTCTTAATTTGTATCTAAATAACATCTTAGATACAAATTTCGGATCCAATATTAATCTAAGATCTACTAAATTATATCCAACTTTCTTTAGAGTTGAAATTTGACGAGGTTTTAATATAAAAAATCTATCTATATTTGGATATTTATATCTAAATATACGAAGATTTTCTTTAAGTTCCGAAAAATAAACGTTTGGTCTATCATTCATATAATAAATAGTTTCATTTTTATTTGGATAATAGCTTTCAAATTCTGCTTTTTTGTAATAAAATTGTTTATAATTTTCGTTTATTACATATTTAATTCCAGGGCAACAAATAGTTTCAAAAAGTGGAACGGAAGCTTTTTTATCTTTCTTTTCTACCTCAATGGAAATAGGTTCAACACAAAACATGAATTTATTTAAGGTTTTGGTCCACTGTTTAACTTTTTCTAATTCTTTCGGCTTAACTTTTAAGTAATAAAATGAATTCGGAAATTCGTCAAAATTATCAGTAGCATAATCAATTATTTGATTCATTGTATTAGAACCAACATAGAGCTTAAATAAATATCCATTTCTAGAAACATTTTCTGCATATATTTTTCCAACTGACCTGTATTTTTTATTCGAATTACAACAAATTGAATATAAAAACCCTTTTTCTAATAATTTAAGTTGAGTAACATCAGTTAATCTACACCAATTATTAACAATTTCTACTGATTTATCTTTGAATTCTAATGCATTAATATCTGTTTGACATATATCTGAATTGTAATTTTTCATAAATTCTACATAAGATTTAAGAGTAGCTTTTTGAATCACCTTCTGTTTTTCCAAATGTTGTTTGATATAGATTTCCGAAGCTAGTTCAAATAATGATTTTTGAAGTGTTTCTCTAGAACGCTCATCTAATGACAAAGCTTCTCTAGAAGCCGTAACTGATAAACTTCCTATCGGAAATTCTATAACCATAATACCATTTCTTTTATAATAGTCCGTAAAGAATGACATAACATAACGTCTAAAGTCATAAGTATTTAGCCAAGGATATTTTTGTTTATTATCTTCTTGAAATTTTTGACATCTTTCTTCTAAGTCATTAATAGAAATATCATCTCTATTTAAGTTATAATTAACCATACCAAGTTTAACTTTGATTACGTTATTAACCGATTTATAGATAGTTAAATTTTTGTATTTAAATTTAACCTCTAATTTTGGTAATTCAATGTTTTGATTTAAGAATCTAGGTTTAATTCCATTAAATGCAAAGAAGTCTTTAATGGCTTGTTGAAAATCATATATATCTTCTTCTTTGATTCCAATCTGCACTTTTAAACCTGTAGGTTCATTTGTTTTTTGTTTATTGATTAAAGTTAATTGAGGAGTTCCATCAGAACTAAATGAAACTAAATAGTCGGTTTTGAGTCCATCGAAATAAGAAGTAACTGTAAATTGTTCTGTATAACATAGAGGGGTTTTAGATCCAAGACCTAAACCACCAATCAATTCATTTGTATGTGTTTTATCCGTTCCAAAATAAGAAGTATATAAATCTTTCATAGCTTGATCCGACAAACCAACACCATAATCTCTTATATAGAAAATTGGGTCTGTAGTTCTATCTGGAACAAATATATCAAAAGGTTTATCTGAATTTCCTTTTAGAATTTGACTATCCCAAGCATTACAACTTAATTCTCTGATTATAGTTGAAATTTTATTAGTATATAAATTATCTGTTAAGATCTTAAAGGCTTGAGGAGTGGCTAAGATCTTAAATTTAGTGCTATCTGTATTAATATTAGAACTAATAACAGCAGCGTCACAATTTGTATTGATTTTCATATTAACTTCTCCATTTATTTCCTTACATTATAATTATAATATATTTATAACAAGAAGTCAAGAGAAATTTTTTAGAAAATTAAATATATTATATTTATTCTATATAAAAAATTAACCAGTTGTTTAGAACTGGTTAATTTTTAGAAAAATATTAACGGGTAAAATAACTATCGAAATCAATAAAACTAAGATTCTTTATTGATTTCGTTCAGAGCAGTAATAACTTTATTCATTATAGAATCAATTTCTTGTTTAGAATATGATTCTATCCATTGTCCATTTGTTCTAACATAATTTTTATTATCAGTAACATCAGGAACCCCCATTAGAGCAATATTTGTTCCATAATATATACTAACCTCTACTCTAGTACCAGCAGTAACACTATCTGCTAAAACAATAGCATTTCTAGCAGCATTTATTGAATAGTTACTACTTAATAGTAAAGTATTATCTACATTTACATAGTCAACTTGATCATTAGTCGTTAAGGTTAAACCAAGTGGAATAGTATTTCCATCTGTCGAAAATCTATAAGAAATTAACTGTTTAGCTACTACATTCTCAACATTATCTGTTAGATAAAATTCAGTATCTTCTAGTAGATCATTTTCTGCTAACTGTTCATATTTAGCTCGACTCATTTCATTATAAATAACTTCTTTTAAATCTGTATCGGTAGTTGCCATCTAAATTTTCCTTTTCAATTATGCGTTCCAAGACACCGTAGCACCAGTAGCTCCCCAAGGAGCACCAGAAATAGAACCTTCTGACTTCTCTATAATTATAGAAGTTAGATTAGTGCAAGTTCTAAATGCACTAGAAGAAATATTAGTTACAGAACTTGGTATAGTTAATGAAGTAATATCTGTCCTTCCACGAATTGTATCTGAGGTTATTACAGTTAATCCATCTGGAATTCTAGCATTAGAACTTATAAAAGCTAATAGAGCTAGATCAGGTTTAGTAGCTACTGTTCGAAGTATTAAATTTTTCTTGCCTAAATGAAACATTTTTTATCCTTCCCATATAACCGTAGCACCAGTAGCTCCCCAAGGAGCGCCAGAAATAGAACCTTCTCTTTTATTAATCCGAATAGTTCTTAAAGAGGATCCAGAAAAAGCAGTAGAATTTATAATATTCACTGTTCCAGGGATTGTTATTTCTCTAACGGAACTACTAGCTAAAAAATTCTTTGGTAAAGATCTAATATTACAGCCTTCTTCAAAAATTACTGTTTGTAGATCAATATTTCCAGATAAACATCCTTCTTCTAAAATAGAAACTGAACAAGGGATTGTTATAGAAACTAATGATGTTTCAGCTAAAGCATAAGCACCAATTCGAACTACTGTAGATGGAATAGTAATTGAAGAAATACTAGTTCCAAATAAAGCATAATTTCCAATTGCGGAATAGTTTCTTGGAAAAGTAACAGAAGCTAAATCATTTCTATTTTTTGTTAGTTTCCAAATATCATCTGGATCTATGTAAGATGGAATAGTAATTGACGTTACTATTCCATCTAAAACTCCTACTAATGGAAAGATAGATGCTTTATATTGAATACAAGAATTTCTACTTATCAATTTTTTACCTAAGTAAAGAGCCATTAGTCATCCCACTTTCTAATAATACCAGCAACTTGATTTTTATTTTCCCATTTATCCGTTGTAGCATTATAAACTAAAATTTGTCCATTGATCGGATTAGTAATATCTACTGAAATTCGACCTGTAGCATCTAGAATATCTTTTAACTTTTTTGGAGTTATTGCTATTGTATCATCTTCACCGGTTTCAGCTTCTAAACTAGTAGCAATTCTGATAATACCAGCTTCTTCTTCTGTAGCAGGCCCTATCCGACTTGCTGTTTGCTTTAATAAATCTCTACTTAATATTTCAGACATTAAAGTATTTACTCCAAAATTTATATATTATGATTATTAATGTACTAAATGATTCTTAATCCTCTTCAACTATCTTTCTAACCAAGATCTATCTGTACTTGTCTTTTTTTCTTCAAAGAATTTTTTCATTCTTTTGATAGTATTAACATCCAAATCTTCCCCAGAATGAAGTACTTTTTTAGTATCTGGATCAAGCCATTCCATCGTATATCCATTAAATAATACATCTATATCTTTTCCATCAGGACTGTGATAAGTTATAATTGAATCATGATATCCAGCACCAGCATTAAAAGAACCAAAAGAAAATTCTCCAGGAAGTTCTCTAGATAAGAAATTAGCCATTTCTTCTACTTCTTTTTTGTGATCACCTAATCCTTTTCCTCGATAAGGCTTTTCTTTTGAAGTTCGATTATCTAATTTCCTATTATATAAAACTAGGAAAGGATTTAATTTCATTACCAAATTCTTAACTCTTTCAGTTGGATTTTTAATATATACAGCAGAATCAAGATCTTGCTTAATTGCTTCAAGCTGCATTTCTTCTGAAGGATTTTCAATATATGCAATAGATCTTCCATCTTTTTTAATAGCCAATCGTTTCATTTCTTCTGAAGGATTTTCGATACACCTAATAGAACTAGGAGCATTTTTAATAGCCAATCGTTTCATTTCTTCTGAAGGATTTTTAATATATTTAATAGCCCAACCGTCTCTTCTAACAGCTTCTAATTGAACTTTTTCTGTAGGATTTTCAATCTTACCAAGAACTTTAGCATTCTGAATAACAGCTTCTAATTGAACTTTTTCTGTTGGATTTTTAATATAACCAAGACTCCAAGGATCTTCTTTAATAGCCTCAAGCTGAAGTTTCTCACTAGGATTTTTAATAAATCTAATAGCATCACCGTCTCTTCTAACAGCTTCTAATTGAACTTTTTCTGTAGGATTTTTAATAAATTCAAGAGGAGAACTCCATGCTTCTCTATCTCTAACAGCTTCTAGTTGCATTTTCTCACTAGGATTTTCAATAAATTGAATAGCATAACCAGTATTCTTAACAGCTTCTAACTGTACTTTTTCACTAGGATTGTTAATATATTCAATAGCATAACCAGTATTCTTAACAGCTTCAATCTTAACAGCTTCTGAAGGATTTTTAATATATTTAATAGCATCACCGTCGCTTCTAACCGCTTCTAACTGTACTTTCTCACTAGGGTTTTTGATATATTGAATAGACTCAGGATCGTTACTAACTTTATTTAATAATTTTTCTTCATCAGAATTATTTTTAATAAGTTGTGTTTCAGAAGGTTCATTTTCACCATTCTTCTCCGGAGCATATTTACTATGTGGATGGTCTTTTATATATTGTTTTTTGGTTTTCTCATCTAGCTCTTTCCACTGTTCTTCTGTGTAACCAGCTTCTACAGCAGCTTTCAGCTCAAGTTTTAGTCTTTTTAAGATTTCCATCTCAAATTCCTCTAAGTTAATTTTTTCATAACTTTATTTATATAATAAAATTATTGAAAACAACATACCAACCTAATTTTACATCTTTAGATTTAATAATAGAAAAGAGGATTAAAAATCCTCTTTTTATTTAACAAACAATCTTTGAACCCATTCTAAAGAAATAGTAAATAACTTCTTTTCTTGTTTAGGATTTTTGTAAATCCCGTATTTTTTCAAAAGACGTTGAACTGTAGTTTGAGAAATTCCATAACGTTGTGCAATTTCTTTTTGAGACATATTTTCTTCAATATAAAAATGCCTTAGATCTTCTTTATGTGGTTTATTTTGAATCATTTTTATTTCTCCAATAAAAGTTTATTCAAATATTTTCTAGCTTCTGCTGCTGAAACGATTGGAATTCCGAATTTTTCAGCGGTTTTAACTTTAGTACTATCTGAGCTAGCTGCAAATAATACCGTAGTCTTTTTAGTTACACCTTTAACGGTTCCACCATTTTTAGTAATTAATTCTTCCATTTCAGGATCTCTAAAATTAGTAAAAGCAAAAGATTTACCTTCTAAGATATTACTAATTATTTCAGGCTTTTTAAAAATTATAAAATCTTTTAATCTAAAATATAGCTTTTTAAACTCTCTCCAATTTTCTTTAAATAAAGCTCGACCAGCTTCACCTAATCCTTTAATTTCTAATAAAACTTCAGGGTTAAGTTTTCTAAAATTACCATCTTTATCTTTTTCATTATTCATACTAGCTAAAATGTTTTCTTCTCCATAGGCATCAATAATCCACTGTAATTTAGTTTCCCCTAAACTATTCTTTTCATTCATAAAACATTGGCTTATATATAACAATTTAGCTAATGTAATATTTTTTAAACAATTATTTAATGCTTTTTCTACAGCCATAGCTTTTCTAGCTTGATAACCTTCCATTTCTATTAATTGACTATAACGAATAGAAATTAGTTTTTCATAAGTATTAAATCCAGCATCAAATAAGCTAGCAATAGTTTGATAACTGACATCTTCTAGATCCAATTTTGTAAAGAAATCAATTACTCCAGCTCTAGTTCTTCCAATACAATCTTTGTTTGGACAATAGATATGAGCGTCATTTTCTTCTAATTTAGTATGACAATATGGACAAATTTCTGGTATATCTAAATCGATTACTTTAGAAGAATCAGAAGCAATTACTCTTGGGATAACTCCACCACTTCTAACCAACTTAACATTACTACCAGTATTCCAACGATTTTCTCTTACATATTTAACATTTATTCCATTAACTCTATTAACTTCGCAACCTTCGAAATTCAGAGGCTCTTTTAGATTTAATACTGGAACAAAATTACCACGTTTAGACATTTCCCAATCAATATGATCGATAGTGCCTATAAGAGCAAATTGATCTTCTAAATTAGCTTTAATTGCTCTAGCTCCTTTTGGATTTAGGTCATTAGCTTCTTTACCTAGAGCATTAAATATTTTCATATTATTAACTCGTAAAACGATACCATCTGTTAGATATGTATAGTTATCATAATAGCCTTTAATTTCTTTTGACATATACTGTGGAGTTAGATCTAAACAATTAATTGTAGAATAATCTGCTATCAAAAAATTGTTCTTACGAAGAACTTCCATTATATCTGTAAAAAGCTCAAATTCTTTTTTTGCTACCAAACCGTAAACTACAATATCAACTAGCTTACAATTATCTTTAACCTCTTGATCTACTTGTTTATATTGATCATTAGTTAAAATAGGTCTTAGAATACCTCCAACTGCATTTCTTGGATGTTTATAACCAGTAATTTGTTTGAAATTAGATCTAGAAATAAGAGCTTCTCCGATAACATAAGTTGTTCCAGAATTGATTTCTATATTTAACTCTTTTGGAAAATTCATATATTCAGCTCTACCAGTAATATCTTGACCTTCAAAACCATTTCCACGAGTATATAAACGTTCAAATTTGCCATCTTTATATTCAATGAGCATTGATAAGCCATCTAGTTTAGGCATTTTAACTAGATCTAACTTATTATAGAGCTTAACTAAATCAGCTTCATTAGGTCTTAATTTATTAAGAGATCCCATAGTAATCGGAAGTCGAACTTTATTTTCTGTAGCACTATCATCGCCAACTTTGTTCAAAATTGGATTGGACGGATCTAAAGCCCTCAATTGCTCAACATAAGAATCATATTCAGCATCAGTTAGATCAGACTCCCCTAGTAAATAATAATCTCTATTAGCCTTTTTAATTGTCTCTATCAGTTGTTCTAATTCCATTGAACGCATTCCCTTTCGTTTTACAACAATCCATTTTGATGAAGAATTACTGCAAATAACTGAGCTTTTGGAGTTACTCCCTTTACTTTATCTATTTTTCTTTCTGGATAACCTAATTCATTAGCCCAAGCTATTACTTTCTTCCAATTCCAATCTTTGTATTTAATTTTCTTTTCAATAACTATACTATCTACAAATGCCGCAAATTCTTTAGCTTTCTGTAATTTTTCTTCTTCTTTGAAGTCTTTAGCAATTTTTAACTCTTCTAAATAACCTAAAGTTCTTTTCAAGATTCCTTTATCTGGATCTTTAGTTATTTTAGGCTTCCTTCCTTTTGGACCTTTACTAACTTTAGTTTCAATTATTTCTTTTTTAGCTTCATTAGCTATTTGTTCGAATTCATCAAAGTCTTCTTGTTCTTCGGAAGTTATTTCGTTATTATTAGTTTCTGAAATCAATGTAACTGAATCTTCAGACTCTAAAGAGTCTAATGTCTTTTTATTATCTAGAGCAAATCCAGATGATACCATTTTTTGAATACTATCGTCATAAATACTAACATTATCTGGTAGTTTTGCTTTAGCATTATAATGAAATTCTATAAGCTCAACAATTACCTTCTGTACTCTTTCATCTAATTTCATAAACATATCTTGAATTTTAGTCATTTCCGACATTCTTACTTTCTCCCTTTATTTAATTTATATAATAACGTTACGAGCGAAGTCTTCAATCTATCTTCAATTACTTTATTGCTAAGCCCTAAATCAATTGAAAGCAAATCTCCAACTGTTTTACAGTTATGGATAATTTTATTTACCTTATCTTTAGCCAAACATAAATTATCCGAAATTGTATCTAAATCCTTACTTGTTACTATCATTTTAAGTTCTCCCTATAGAAATACAATTATAAATTTAAAGTTATTCAGAAGAATTTACTGATTCTTCGGAAATAATTTGATCTAGAGCTTCTAGACCTTTTTCTACAGCCTCTTTTAAGTTTCCTTCATTAGCTGTAATATTAATAATACCACGATTTAGCTCGTTTTCTTTTGTGGATATTACCATCAATGGATAAAATGTTGGTATGAATGATACGAACCAACATAAAAATGATGGATTCAACTTCTTAACCATTTCAGTAATATCATTTTGATAGAATTTTTCGTAATTATTTATCAAATGCAAAATAAATGGATTTTTAACCATTATATCTCTAGTTCGTTGCATTTTTAGAATCAATTCTACTAAATTAGTTTCTGAAGAGCTATCTGAACGTAATTGCGAAAACCAATCTTCTACATCAATTACATTTACTAAAATATTATTTTCCTTACTTAAATCTTCTTTTAGTTTCGATACATCTTCAGATCTGCAATTACTTAAACAAATACAACTATCTAGATTAAGAATAGCATTTCGTTTTAAGTTAAGTGCTTCAGCTAATTTCATTTTTAATTCCTCTCTATAACAAGTCAATAAGTCTAGGTCTAAGTTGCTCTATCATATTATTCCAAGTCTTTTTATCTTTTTCCAATTTCAAAAATTTCTGAACAGTTTCTAAAAATTTAGACTTCTCTAATTCTTGGATATCAATAACTTGAGTAACTTCTTTTTTATTATTAACAGTTTTATTATACCAATCTACAAAATCCTGACAGTCATTTGACAAAATTGCTAACAATCTAGCTTGAGCTGATTCTTTACCTTTTGTTTCAATAGCTCTTTTTTGTTCAAAATATAACGAAAGCTTTCGTTCTATTTCATCCTTTGAACTATCATCTGCCGGAATTATATTTAGTAGATCCTCTTCTTCTCCTTCTGCGTTACCTATATTGAATGAAAATAACTTACTGGAAAATCCATTTTCTTCTTCTACAATTCGTTGTCTAGATTGAGCGGTATAGAAATAAATCAAATTAGTTCCATAATTAGTAACGCTTTGACGAATAGAATTTAGTAAATGATTACTTCGTAATTTACTTTGTAAGTCATAACAACTGCAGCAAGCTTGGTAAACTAAATCCGAAACCAGATCATCTAGAGTGCAATTATTTGAAGTAGCTATGAATCTTAACTTCTTATAAGCATAATTTTTCAGTGATGGTTTTAAGACTTTTATATTTTTGATACATAGATCTTTAACTTCTTTTGGATCTAAAACTTTCGGAAATTCAAAAATCTCTTTGAAATAGTTAGTAAGAACGCCAGTTTCACGAATAAATGGAATAATATCCAAATTTCGTAAAATTTGCTCTTTTGGCTGTTTATTCAATTCAAATTTATCTAAACTTTTTATAACCTCATTTTTATTACAAATGTTATTTTTTATTAGATAGAATAAGAACCCTCTGAAATTCAAAAGAAGAATTGGGTCTAATCTAACATTTAGGTTTAGATTTTGAATATCTTTTTTCGGCATAAAAGCTAAGGATTTCTTAAATTCACTAACGGAATAGAACCGCATATTGAACAAAAGAATACTCTTATAAATCTCTTCTACTTGTTTTGTTGTATAAAGATAATAAGGCGCTTCTACGCACGATTTTTTTAAGATATTATCAAGAAGAGGTATATGATACATTTTGATGTCCCGAATTAGAGGTTAGTATTTTATTCCGTACATTTTCATATAATCAATAACATTGGTTGGTGTATAATCTTCTTTCTTCATTTCTTCAATTGACGGGTAGGTATAATTTGGAATCAAATTCTTCATAGCTTCTTCATCCAGAATTTTACCTTCTGCCAAAAGACTCTTATGTTTTTCTCTCCATTGTTTAGTATTTAATAAAGCTCCAAGTTCAATTTCCCCTAACCAAAGTTTTTCATTTTGTTTTGAACCTTCAATTAGAGCCATATTATCTGAACGATCTGTTAAGCCTTTGAAAACGACTTGAACATAAGAGCTAATATAATCGGACTTTCCTAAGTTGAAATAAGCTAAATCACCTAAAGACCAACCTTTCATTCTATTATATCCCTCTTGAACTAGAAGGGCTGCTAATTCAGTTAATTTACTCTGTGGTACTTTTCGAATGAAAGAATAGAATTCTTTATCTTGATTATTAATAATTGTCAAATTTTTCGTATTATAACAAAAATTACTGCAAGGGCTAGAATAACTTAAATATCCAGCTAATTTACAAGTAAGATTCTCGCAAGGGTGAATCATATCGGTATAATATAAACAATCCCCACAAGTTAATCTAATTTCTGTTTTATTTGCCATTTTTGTCTCCATAAATTTAACCTTACAAAACCATAATAATTACGAAATTCTTAATAAATCATTAAAATTTAGTTAAACTTCGCAAAATTTCTTCAATGAATTTCGTAGTATTTGAAAATCCTTTATCTTTTCCAGCTTTTCTGATCCTACGCCATTCATAATCTGATAAATTAACCACTATCATTTTTCTTCTCGGCTTATATATATCTGTTTCTCCCTCCATATATCTACGTTTTGCATCTAAGATTTCTTTAATAAATGGTGCTGCTCTTTTTAGTAATTCTTCATCATTGAACCAATTTTTGTTCTTTACCGTTTTAGCAGCTATTGATTCTGCTGTCTTATGTATATTAAAATGACAGTTCGAATGTAAAAATACTGTTCTACCGTTTTGATCTCCACCATAGCTTACTGGAATGATATGATGTTCTTCTACATCATCCAATAGAGGCTTCTGGCAAATTGGACATAAACCATTTTCAGAATTTATTGGCTTAGTATGGTTTGGCACGAACTATCTCCATATAATCAAATTTTCCGTCATATATTTTTAACTTAACAGAATCTTTAATATTATTTAATAATAGAAAATTACTTACTTCCCTTTGAATCTTATCAATAGTTCCAGATGTAAGTGGTTTAGAAGTATATTTTTCTACTAAATGACTTTGAAGAATTCTTAAGAATTGAATATCTTCAGGCTTGTTCCGGACCATTTCTTTTTCCCTTCTTTTCCAGTTGTGCTTCCATTCTAAGTTTTTTAAGATTTTGAATATTCTTCATTACAAATTTCAAATCTTTATATGTAGATCGATTTGGAAATGGTAGAGCATAACCTTCTATCTGTAGGGTTACCTCAGATAAAAATGAAGTCGGCCAAAACCAAAAGAAATAATATTCTGGAAAATCTTTATATAACATTGGCATACTGTACAATAAAGTCATTTTTTGATCAAAATGATTTTCCATAATTGTCTCAAGCTCTTTATTACTTAGTTTTTTCTCTTTTTTAATTGCTAAAACATATTGATTGGACCATAAGATACCATAAGAGGTTCTAGTAGTGATAATTCCAAGCCTTGGAAACTTTTTATAATCTGGACTCGTTCCATCAATGATCAAACTCATTTTTAGAGCTAATTTATCTGGATTGTCTTCTAAATTATGTCTCATATCCTCTAAATATTTTTCTAATAAATTATATTCAGACCTTTTAAGCTCTAATTCTTCATTTTCCTTTTCGGCAGCATATTCTTTATTAGTTAAGATTTCTAAATCTGCTAGATCTGTATAAATTTTCTTTTTAGCTTCTTTCTTTAGCTTATTAACTTTTGGGATATAAGTAATTCCAGTTAATAACTTAAAATCATCAAATACTTTTTGAATATTATTCTTAATATCTTCTAAATCGGATTGTAAAATCATAGGATCAACTCTATCAAGAGCGGACTTAATAGATATTAAAGAATTAACACATCGACGTAAAGTCTTCCTAGCAGGTGTTACGACACCGAACATTTTCATTGCAGCTTGAACTTTTGCTATTTGACTTGATAAAGTTTCTGAGTCTAACTTAAGATCAATAGAGTCTAGAAGTTCAAAAATTTTATAATCCTTAGTTTCGTCTTTTGCCATTTCCGAATTTCTCCTTTATAAATTTTAAGTCTTCTATTACAACTTCCAACACATTATTTAATTTATTATTTAATGATTCAAGATTTTTATTAAAGTTATCCAATGTTATTTTTGTTTTTTCTTTATCTAATCTTGAAAGTCTTTTAATTGGTAGGTTCATAATAATTTCTGCTTGTTCATTAGAAAGTTGTAATTGAGTCTGAATTATATTTTTTGTATCTTCTTCTTGTAAGGCTTGAAAGATCAACTTAGTATTTTCTGCTGCTTTGAGCAATAAATTCTGATAAGCTATATCTTTTTCTACCTGTTGTTTCAAATAATTCAAATGATCTTTTTCTAATTTTAATCGGAAATGACACCAATTTTCAATTATCTTAGGTATGTTGGTCTCTCTATATTTAACTTGTATTTCACCATTCTTATCTACCATACGATTCAAAACATTTGTACTATATAGAAATTTAGTGCGTAATTTTTTAAGAATTTTCTCAATAGCTTTAGAATCAGAAGATTTACAATTTAAATTAATTATGATTTTAACTTGTTCTCCACCTTCATCTCTAACTGACTTAACTTCAGATAATTCATCTAAATGGTCTAATATTTTTTCTACATCAAAATTATCTGGAATACCGGTTATTTCAATCCTATCTTTAAATAATTCATATTCTGGTTCAAATGTAATCGATCCAGATCCAGTCTTAAAATATTCTTTAAGCTCTTGTTCAGTAGATACACATCTACCACCATAAGTATTGGTAAAATCTAATCGTTTTTCTAAGTCTATGGGGAGAGTTCTATTAGATAAGTAATAAATACATACGTCAATTATTGAATCTATTGTAAAGCAAGGTAAACCGGTTCTAACCGCCATTGCTATTCCAGAAGCATTAGCTAATAAAACTACAGGTAAACGAGCAGGCAAATAAACCGGTTCTTTTTCTGTTCCATCGTAATTATCTGTATATGGAACAATTTCCAAATAATCTTTATCCAAAAGAATAACATCCGAAAATTCACTTAAACGACATTCTGTATATCTTTCTGCCGCAGCTGAGTCACCAGAATAACTACCCCAATTGCCTTGACCTTGAACTAAATTATACTTTCTATAGGCTTGAGCTAAATTAACTATTGCTGGATAACTATTTCCGTGAGGATGATATTTTCCCATCACTTCTCCAGCTACGCGAGCAGATTTTTTATAAGCTAGATTATGAAAAAGACCTAGCTTATACATACACCACAAGATTTTACGTTGAACCGGTTTCAAACCATCTTTAAAATCTGGAATTGCTCTATCTTGAACTGTTTGAATAGTATAACGTTTTAAAGCAGAATAAGTGAAATCCGTTAATGATATAGTTGGTATATTTTCTGACAACGCCTTTTTACTCCAGATATAAGATTAGACCTATACGTTTTTTACAAAATTTAAAAAGAGAAATTCAATAAATTCTACTAGGAAATATCTGTGTGAATTTAGTATATCTAATCTGTCCAAATTCTAAGTTTGACTATCGTTGGTTGAGCCCATTGTGTAGCAGAACCGTTCGTAATCAACATTTTATTCTCGTTGCCTTTTTGAACTGGTATTAAATTTAATAAGTCTGATTGATTTGCTTTCGTATCTAATGCAGAATCTATAGCTGTTTGTGAATGAATTAAAAAGATTCCACTATTAATTTCCTTCTTAGGTTTTCTGCCACGTCTTGACGCCTTTTTTTCCATTATTATTCCCCGCAAAATTAATTCAAATAAGCTTTACCAGAAAATTCTCCAGAAAATGAAATTTCAATTGTATTAGAAGGTCTATATCTAACTTCTCCAACTACTTCAGTTCCAGCAGAATCTACTACAGTAACACTTGGAAATTGATTCGTTTTTGGATGTACAATTATCCAAGTTCTACTTGGAAGTGCTTGAGTATATACATAAGTTCCAACATCTGATTTATGAGCATATAATTGTTCGGCTTGCTCTTGAGTTAAGAAAATACTCGTATCCCCACCTAAACAATTCCAAGTACCTTCTGTCCATAAATAATATTGTCCATTAGCAATAACTTTATAAAGATCTCCATAAGTACCTTGATCTGGAAGATTTTCAATAGCAGTTACAAAACCTCTATAATGAATAGCTAGAAGATCTTTTACTAATATCTGACTATTTGTTATACCTTTCATTTTTACCTCTTAATCATTACTCTAAATAAAACAACTGAATCAATAGCACTAGCATCTTCAATTTTATTTTTTGATCTAATAGTTAGAATTCCATTTCCTGTTATTGCTTCAGCTGACCAATTACCACTTATACTTTCTTCATATATAAATCTAACTGATGGTAAATCATCTTCAACTGCATCTGATATTGCGAATGTATTCAAATAGGGGAAATCAGGGTCTAATCCATCTTCAACTGAACTAACTAAAGTAATTCCTCTTGTAATTACTTTAACACCAGCATTTTCGATACTCTCTTGAACGTAAGTATTAATTTCTGTTTTAGCGGAATCAATATCACCTTTAACAGCTATTTCATCAGCTTCAGTAAAAGATCCATTAGTTTTACCAGTAGTATAATACATACCAGTTGGATTTACATTGAATCTTGAACCTACATTGGAAGTTTTATCTTTCGAATAAATCTGAACACAAATAGCTCCAGCTTCATTTCCACCATCATTAGTTCCAACATAAGATAAGATATTAGCATTCTTATTATAATATTGAGAACCACCACCGTCTGATTCATTGAATAATAAAGCATAAGAACCGGCATTAGATCCAGAAGATTGTGTATAAGTAGTTTTGAAATAACCTTTAGAAGCATCCGTAGGATATTTACTAGTTGACCAAACACGACCTAATATCGATTTGATTGTTTCAATATCTTTAGCATCAATTTCTTCTTTAGTATTGTATAATTCAGAAGCTTCTATTTTTGTTAAATAAGGGGTAAGATCAATTATGCCTCTAAGATTATCCCAACTTGTTCCGTTCCAAGCTACATTATCACCGGCACTAATTTCATGATCTGGGTCAGCATTAACAATGTTCCAAACATCACCAATTTCTTGACCTTCTGTTGGTAAGTCTGAATAATTCTCTACAGATCCTTTATAATGAAAAGCTCCAGAAATTTTTGACTCTAAATCTTCAATAGCTTGCTTATTAAGTTCTACGTCATCAGCTACTGCATCAATTTTATTATCTAAGGTGATATCACCTTCTTGACGATTTTCAGTTTCAGTCCCTAAATCATCTTCTAAGGCATCAACTTTACGTTTTAATTCTTCAATATCACTTTCGTCATCATTATTTAAATGTTTTTGAATGTCTTCATAAACTTCTAATAATTGATTATTATCCCAATATTTGATTTCTCTAGAAAAGTCCCAAGGAAATTCTAAAACGATTAAATTATTAACTTGTTTAACTGATAATAAAGTCGAAGTGTTTAGCCAAATAGCTGTATATGGAATATTGTATGATGTAATTCCAGCTTTTTTTAACTCTTCTTCTAATGTGGCTTGATATTCTAATCGTTGTTCTGCAGTAGAAAAATATTCGCTATAAACTTGTTTATCACTATATATAATTATACCAGGTTTGTTGTGTAAAGTAGCAAATTCGTAATATAAAAAACCGCGTTTAGTAAAACTTTGCATAAATCTAACTCCAGAATAACTGAACTATTTTATTTCTATAAATAAAATTATTAAAATCTAATTTGAAAAAGAGGAGAATTAGCTATGAATTCTCCTCTTTTTAATTAACTATTTATTGCATCTATAAATAATGAACCACAAATCCATCTATTCATATTTAAGTCATAATCAAAATAGATAGAATAATTACCCGATTCACTCATATCAGGAGCATCTGCTTGATAGAAGTAATCTGTTCCCCAAACAATTGTTGGTGTTCCAGTAATTTGTAACATTACTTTAATTTGGTTATATTTAGTTTTATCTGTTGGCTCTACCAAAGAAAACGTAGTATTTCCATTGAGATTAATTTTATAGATCTTATTAGACTCTAAAGTAATCGTTCCAGAAGTAGCTTCAATAACTTCTACCGGAATCATATAGTTTCTAACCCATTGTCTAGTAACTACTTCTGTATCATAAGTATTTTGATCTAGATCACTTGTTCTTTTTAAGCCACCAGAAAATGTTTTTGTTCCAGAAATAGTTTCATCTGAAGTAAAATCTACATAACGTGAACCAGATATATTAGCCGAAATAGTTCCATTATTATCTATAGTTATTGAAGTTCCATCTGGTTTAACTAAACCTAATGAAGAATTTGTAGCTTTATCTGTAGGTTTTACTACTCCAGTAAAATCCACTGAAATCAAACCAGTATCTGTAATATCAATACCATCACCAGCAATTACTATACCAGCTTGTGATTTCGAAGCTATTGGTAAATCGGCTAATGTTAAGTAACCCCAAGTATTTCTAACTCCATCAATAATAGTAGGAACTGCTGAAGAATCTGCTTTAGCACTTAGAGCGGTATAAACACCACCAGAAGTAACTAAATTCGTAGAATCTTCTGTAGGAATAGAATCTACCGTTGATTGTTGACTTGCAATTGCATTATAAACGAAAGCTGTACTAGCTATTTGAGTAGTTCTTGTTCCAGTAGGAGCAGTAGGAGCAGTAGGAATACCGGTTAAAGCGGGACTTGTTAAAGATTTATTAGTTAAAGTCTGAGTAGCATTTAGTTTAACGACATCTTCTGATTCTGTATTATCAATTTTAGTAACATCAGTTGCACCATTAGCGTTAACTAATAAATAGTCGCCAACTTTCCATTCTATTCCATCTATAGTACCATCTCTATTGACATAATACATATAACCAACTTTAGAATCACTTAAAGCAGAATAATCACCTGCGCTAGCATCAAAAGTTCCTTTATAAACAACGCCACCAACTAAAGCTTCTTGAACATATTTAGTAGTAGCAATTTTATTAGAATTATCACCAGTATTAGGAGTTAAAGTTTCTGTCCAAGAGTTTCCTTCATTATCTACGTGTAGTTTAATAAAACAACTTCCGTTATTATTTGGATTCTGTGTAATTACAGTAGTAACCAATTCTCCAGCTGTAGTATATTCTTCGGAAATATATCCGATACATTTTTCTGAATCTCTAAATTCATATCTATTTATTAAAGTATCAGTTTGAGGTAAGGTTCCTACAGTTATGTCTTCATTATATAATGAAAATCTACCATCAAAAGTTAAGAAATTCGGTAAATTCTCATCTTCTAAGTCAGTAGTCTCTCTATATACTAACTCACTAGTACTATCATAAGATCCTAATCCAACTGTAAAAATAGTTTCAGCCTCATTTTTATTTGAAATTGTTAGAGTATTTTCAACTTCATCAAATGTAACTATATATGGATAATTATAGGTGTCTTTGAGAAATGCATAATTCAAAACTGTTACTAAAGAACTGATATTGTCTACGCTAAATGGAATATTAGTAGTTCCCGTAATCGAATCCTTAATTTGAAACATTAATAAATCTGAAATTTCTACTATAGATAGATCTATTGTTCTACTAGAAGCTGCTTCTGAAAGATTACCATTTTGAACTAAGAAACTTATCTCATTAGGAATAACAAAATCTAATTTATCACTTAAAGAAACTTTTGAAGAAAATACATTCCATCGTCCACCAGAACTGAAAGTTGAACTTCGTAACCCATTTCCAACAAAAGATTTAGAACGAACTTCAGCATATTGATCTGAAGTTATATTATTTTGTAATATATCTATAACTGAACTATCTGTAGATGCTAAAGTAGCACCACGACCTAATGTTAATTTTCTAGAAACATTTGAAATATTTGTTTTCATTATTCATTACCTTTGAAATAATTCATAAATATTGTTCCTTGTCCATAAGCATAGTCTAAAATAGAACAATAAATCTTATAAGTATCTGAAGTTACTGGTATATTTAAGAAGACTCGTAAATCTTCATAATCTAGATATGGACAATCTTCTGGATCAAACAAAACTTGATTTAAATTATCTACAATTCGTAATTTAGCTTCTTTATTAAATTGAGAAGAAATATCTAATATTATTTCCATTACAATATCACCATTTTTACAATTAAATGTAATTTGGTTAGTTGTAATAGTTTGTAGATCTGTTCTAGTATAATAAATTGATCTTTCTTCAGTTTGTTTTTTGTTATACCAAGATTTAGTAATAAAATCTGAATCTTGAATTCGTTCATCATAATCATCTAAATCAACAGAAGCTGCCAAACCAACTGTTCCAGTTCCAGGCATAATTCTTAAATTCGAAGCTTCAATTGTTGGTAAAGATTTTTGAATAATCAAATTACCCTTTAGAATTGAATCATGATCTACCGTTAAAGTAGATTTAACTATAGTTGGATTATTTTGAGTTCCTAAAAGAATCGCTTGATTGTTATCTGGTAGAAGTGAAATATCATTTCGCGAATTAATAATTTGAAGAACACCAGTATCTGATTCTTCATCTAGATTTTCTACTATTAATAAATTCTTTCCAGATGAACTTAATAATCTATCCAAATAAGCCCATTCAGGTCCGTTAGTTTCATTTGAACTAGTCCAAAGAACTTGTCTAGTTAGACCTTTACTTAAAGAAACTGGAGTAGAAGTTCCATCTCCAACTAATAATTCTGATTCAGTAAAAGGCTCAAATTCAAAAGGTTGACCTTCTGAAACATTAGTAATAATACCTTTTTCATTAACTACGATAGCTGGATATTTATAGAAACCAGAATGAACATTGGTTTGAACCGGTAATACTGAATCTTTGGAAATATAAGTTAAACCAGATTCATTTGAATCAATAGCTACTAAATATCCAGCTTTATCTATATAACTACTTTGTCCACCACTTGGAACATCCGCTAATTCATAAAAATATTCAATCTTTAATGCAGAATTGATATCATAATTGATGAATCTTAAACCATTTCCACGAGAATTAACGACAACTAATTGACCTTCCGCATTTTCATAACTTCGTGGAGTGTCATCTAGATCTAAAAAACTAGAATAAGATTTGCCAAAAATTAAACCACTTCCATCTTCATTAACTTTAACAACTTTACCCGCAGACTCATCATAAGTACTAGGCGTATCTACAAGTTGTAAGAATTTGATTTGTTCAATTTCTATATTATTCTCTACAGGAAGAACAACAGTTAAATCGCCACCTTGGTTAATTTCAATTATATTGCCATTATCTGTTACTGTTATCTCAGCCATATTTAGTAGAATCCTTATTTATCTGATCCATTCTTAATAGATTTAACTACATTCGGATCTAGTATTTCTTCTAATTCAAAATCTTGATCAATTTCTGGAAAAATATCTTCATCAGGCATAAACAATACTTCATCATTATCACCGAAAGGTGATTCTGGTTCTTCGCTTAAAGTTTCTTTTTTTGCCATTAGAATCTCCAAGATATTTTTATAAATAAAATTATTAAAAACTCTCAGAATTTAACTAAAAATTTCTAACCCATCATAGGTTGGTCATTCAGATAAGTAATACCTCTATCAATCTTAAAATCGCCTTCAATAATTCTGGTTACTATACCTTCTGGAGATCTTAGAACAATATCCCATACCCAATCACCTGTTTTATACATAGGTTGAATAACGGTATAATCTATATTAATACGAATATTTCCAGCAAAATCTAGAGTCATTGTTCCATCACCAGTTCCTTCTGTATTAGCTGTAGCCGCAACAATATGACCATCTTTTCTTTCTCTAACGCAAAAGGCTCCAGTATAATCCGTTAAGTCAACAGCAGCACCATTACCTAATCTCCATACGAACCATAGATTAAGAGATTCGTTAGCTTTTGCATATATATTAGCAACCGCTCTAGCTCCGTTCTTATAGGCATTTTGATATTCTAATTGACTTTGATTATTTACTGTTAATGTTGTTGCCATTATTAACGTCCTTCAGTTATAAAACTTTATTATTTTTAAAAATTTAGAAATCTCTTTCTATTCGTTATTCCATTTTTCAAGGGCTTTTTCCATTTCCCCTCTAGCCTTCTTAATAGCTAAATCAAAATCTTTTTGAGAAATAGAAGCAAGGGCTTTAGTAAATCTTGCAATTTGTTCAATTTGCTTAAAATCTACAAAGTTCGTAGAAACGTGAAAATCACATTCTGCTTGAAACTTATCGTCTAATGTAATAGAGCTAGACATATCATTTCCAACGTCTATAGTAAAATATACTGTATTTCTATAAGACTGTCCAACTATAGCTCCAGCTAAGTTAAATGCTACTCGGTCGTAAGCCTCTGCAGCTCTATTTAACGGATTCGGGAGTTTATTAAATATAGGGCTTAGATATTTACTAACAATATCAACGGCTTCTTTTCTATGCTTCTTCATAATTTCAAAAAATGTATCGAAATCATAATCAAGTTTAGCATCAACTTCTTTTAAATTCAATCTTTTTAGAACTTTCATTTTTTCCTCTACATATTTTTCCAGTTAGTTAGTTCAAAATGGGGTTTATCCACTAAACTTTTCCAATTACCACCCCAAGTAATTAAAATATTCTTTTGTTTAGCAATTTCTAAGAACAACTGAGCTAGTTCGTCCCATTCTTTACTATTGTTATCCCAACCACCATTTTTCATGGGTATCGGATAAGGAATAATATCAACAGCTCTAGATGGTAAAAAATTATGAGCCGATTGTCCAAATTTTGCTTTACTATTGCCTTTGACATAAGCAGCATCTTGTTCAGCTCTACTTCTATAAGAACAAGTTATTGTTATATCCCTATAATGTAAAACTTCATTAACTATTTGAGCCAAAAGTGGGTGCAATTGAGCAAGTCTAGCTTGTCCAACTTTACTTAGTCCATAAGCAGTTTCTTTTCGTTCGAAACGACCTATTTTCATCGTAAACACCTCTTCTTTCACTTCTGGCTCTTTTAGCTCTGTAGAAGTCTGTTCTATTTTAGTCGATTGCTTTTGTATCTGGGTCGATCCAAATAATTTCGGAAAGATCTTTTTCAGACAAACAACTAGCCAAGAGTTTGAGCAATCTATCTTTTTCGAAGATAACATATTCTGCATAGTCAAAAGCCATATCTGCTAATTTAATAAATTGTTCTTTAGTTAAAGAAATAACTTCATTTTCAAATGTTTTAAATAATACTTTAGAGTCTTTTTGATCATATTTCCCTTCGGAAATTTTCATTCTAATACCTAAGATATTAGATTTACTGTTCGGATCCATTTGAGCGTGATATGATTTTTTATTAAAAATAAATGCTACACCTGTGTTCAAGTTAGATTCTTTTAATTGTCTAATTTCCTTTTCCTTTTCCTCTTTCAATTGAGTAAAAGTTTTTTCTAGATATTTCTTACAAATAAATCTAGTTTTAATCTTTTTCTTCTTTCCATCAAAAGTTTCTATTTCTAATACAGTCTTATCTTCTGAAACTACATATTTAAACTTTTCATTCTTTTCCTTTTCTTTTAATACAGGAAAGAATCCATTTTTTAACATTAGTTCTTCGCAATTATTAAAATTAGAAATTCCATTATATCTTTCTGGAGCATATTCTAATTCTACATCTGATTTAATTTTAGCATAGACTCTAGTAGTCATTTAAATAAACCCTTTAAGTAAATAAAGTTGTTCTTCATATAAATAAAATTATTGAAAATTCATATTCTGATGGTATTTTTAATAATGTTTTCAATAGACTGACATATATAAACATATTTATCAGCTTTTATCTTAGTACAATAATCTTCTAAGACCTTTCTACTAAGATCAGTATATTGTGAATAAGCTTTATTTCTAGTGAGATTGAATACTTGAATTGGAGTTAAAGTATAGTGATTATTTTTATATGATAAACTAATAGCTCTAACTTTATGACCAGAAATTTCTAATTTTATTTGAATATCTTTATGATATATAAATATCCATTGATTCTTTATAGCATTAAAATAACTAACTGAAGGATAATTAACTACATTAAAAATTTCGAAACTTGTATATCCAAGTTCTTTCAGATGTTCAATTTCTAATTTAGTTAGTTTCTTTTCTAATTTTTTCTGATAGAATATATCTATTATCCAATTAAACATAAGAAATCCCCGCTCTATCTTAGTTCATTAAAAATTATTGAAATGTAACAGGGATTTTTGAATTAGATAAAATATATATAGAGTTATTTCTAGAAGAAGTTCAAATCTAATATTCCGATAATATGATCGATAAGCTTCTTCAGCTTTTCTTCTTAATTCCGAATCTAGATCTATAGTTCGAATACAGTGATTTATAAATGCACAAATGAACATACAAATCATTTATTTATACCCAATTCTAGTAAACCATTGATTTCCAACTTGAAAATGCTTAGCTCCTTTATGCTCTAATTTTCCAAAATAAGTACAAAAATTAGGATGAACAATTTGAACTAATTTCTTATTTTCTAAATAAAAATCATCAGTTTTAAGATACTCTTGGAGTTTTTCAAAACGATAATTAGATTTTAGATTATATTCATTAAAATTCTTTAAGAATTGAATAGCTTCATAATTTAGAAACTGTTCCCTCTGTAATTGAAATCTATCATTCATATAACTTGGAAAGATAGCAAATCCTAATCGTAATCCACAACCAACTAATTTATCAAAACTTCCAACAATAACTGTAGAACAACTCTGATGTTCTACTTGATTTTTGATATAATCTAATTCTGAATAAGTTTGATCAGAAATTTGAATCACATCGGACTTCGTAGGAAAAGCTCTTGGTTCGATTGAAACATATCTAAAATAATTGTTTACACTTCCGCAACTATAGAAGCAATCAAAATCTAACCTTTCATAAGCATACAAGTCTTCAAAAATTTCTTTACTCGAAGTTTTGATCTTGAAAGGAACTCGAACAGGTTCTATATTTAGAGCTTCACAAAAAACATCTAACATACCCCACGTAGGATAGCTATAGAACATCTTTTTAGGTCGAAGAGCTAAAAGAGTATTCTTAACTGCATTTTCGCCACCATTGGCTAAAATAAATCGATTTAGGGGTATATCAAATATTTTAGAAAAATTTTCATAAGCTTCTAACATATCTGGATATTTTCGTAAATGCTCTAATCCTTTAGTTTCTAAAGGTTCATTAGAAGAACTTATATCCCCTAAATCTATTTTAGCTCTATAACTATCTCTAATCAACATCTTCTTGAATCTTTGTTGGACAACTATAGAAATTACTAAATTCGTCTTCAGTCAATTTTTCTTTTTTCTTATCTTCGACAGTCTTCTTCGGAGTATTTTTCTTTTCTTCGTAGATCCATTTAGCAAACTTCAATGGATTTCCCCTATTCATTAATTGACTTTCAGTTAAGTTAGCTTTGATGAAATCTTCTTCAAGATCATGTTTTACACTATTCACAACAAAATTTATCTGTTTCTTAAAACTACCATAAATACTTACATTATCTGTTTTAAGAATAAGAATTCCGTTCAGTGAAACCTGTAGACCTTGAATTAATTCTACTTTTCCTTCTGGAGCAATAAATAAAAAGTCTAATTCATCAATGCCATAACGGAACCCAGCAGGTGTAATTTCTACATTCCGAATTTTCTTCATATGCTCTGGATTATTGATATAATTTTCAATAGCCATAACCATATCAGTATATTCTCTAATTCTAGTCATTGCTTTCGCCTTTCCATTTTAAATTAAAACCAATTTTGAAATATGAACTTTTTAACTTTACAAGTTTTGAATTCAATACGAAATTCACAATTTGGAGTTACAATGAATTTATCAACTTCTATCTCTTTTCCATTATAGATAAATTTAATATCTTTCGAATTATTTATATCCATATTTTGAGGTTCTTGAGTTATAGTATCAAGAATCTTAGTAAGCTGTTTATATTTCATAATGAATCTCCATTTTGTAATTCTATATCAGATTTCTTTTACAGAATCATAAACTCTTGTTTAAAATAGTCAATAGTTTTTTCGGTAGACTTATAACATTCAATATCAGAATCGATTCGTTCTAAAATAGAATTATAGATGAATTTTGCTTTAGAATATGGAACAAAACTCGGATCATTTAATAATAGATCTGGATCATTTAAGGATTTATAGAAATCTTCATTAAAATATTTGTTTAAGCAATAAGCATAAACAATAGCTACAAAAAATGATTTAGCTGGATATATAAGTTTAGATTCTGTTTTAAAAAAATGAACAGTTAAATCTATCAAGTCTTGATCAGAAAGAATAAGACGACTACAAGGTAGATTGTAGTCGTCAAATTTATTTATTTTGTAAGATTTTTTTCTAAGCTCTTTTAAATAACATTTCATTAAAATGACAATCTAACTGAGCATAATACTAAACCTTCGTCGTATTCGTCTTTATCTTCCAGTGCAATACCAATGATTTTATCATAAGCATCCTGTGAAACCATACCAATACCCTCTAGTTCAGATACTGTAATTTCATCAAATTTCTTAACCTTACCAACAACTCTAACAGGAACACGACCTGTTAATGCAATAGCAGTGGCATTTTCTAAATCAGCAATTTCTCCATTCATTAAATAAGCTGGTTTAGAAGTAACAACAGCATTTACTTTTTCGTTTTTAGCTGCTGTAATTTCTTTTTTACCACCGAACATTACCAATGTTCCCGCTGGATAACTCTCATCTGCTATATAATACTCAGCCAAGTCACCCCAATTAGCTCTATTAGCACGACCTTGAATTATATTTTCAAATGTAACTGTTCCAGTAAAAGTAACATCTCCAACATTCGACATATCTATTTTTGCATAAGAATGAGGTAAGTCAACTTCTTCGAACGTTGAATTCATAAAATCAACTAAAGCAGCTTCCGAAGGATATCTAAAAGTACTTGGATTTGTCTTATTAACATTTTGAACTTTATTATTAATAGTTTCCGATTCTACTTTTAGAGCAATGGTTACAGTAGTAATAGCTATTCCAACAAAATAGTTATTTGGAGTAGACGTTAACAAGCCATTTTGACCTGCATAATATCTAACCCCTGGAGTCAAATTCCAACTATCATTAGTAAAAGTGCCTGTTGAAATTAAATTATTACCAGCACCTCTAATTCCAATATAACCCTTACTAGAGTCTAAACCATTAGCTTTTTTAAAAACTCCAGAAATAGAATCAAAATAAACTAGATCTCCTTTTGCTACGCTCGGATCAAACATACCTTCTTCAAAAGTTCCAGTATCATCACCCATATTAGCTACTGAATAACTCCAACCTTCTGAAGTTCTCATTGCTAGAGCTGATGTTTTGAACCGTGTATGATAAGTAACAATATAAGCACTGAACGGTGCTGTTACATAATTTGGTAAGCTAGCTTCTGTTTGAACGAAAGGTAAGCTAGCTTCATCAGGAACTAATAAAGTAACATCTATAGCCCCAGAAATACCTGCTAGAACAATCGGAATTTCGAATATCTTTCTATTACCAACTACCGGAGCATTATTAGCAACTTTCTTTTCTACTCCTATCAAAGTAGAAACGCAGAACATTGTTCCATCATCTAAAAATAATCCGATATTACCAATATCAAAGTCACCAATTGATTCATCTAATGTAACTTTGAACAAAAAAGTTCTTTCGTCAATTAACTGATATTGAATATAAGAAGAATCACCTTCCCATACTACATTCGTAACATCTGTCATTGAGGAATCTGGACTAATAATAGAACTACCAACTTTTACTTTAGTAACTGCTACTTTAGGTCCATTCAATCCAGCATTTATACAAGCGGTGATACCACTATCTACAATAACCGTTCTCATATTATTTCCTTTTGAAAATTATTGAGGTTTCTTTATATTTATAAATAAAATTATTAAATTTGTTAAAAATTAACAAAAGTTGGAAAATAAATGAAAGACTTGATATAACCATTTATAGAATTCTTTCCATTTTCTTGTCCAATATAACAATATTTCGGCGAAATTCCATCTTTATAATCAAAAACTAATTTATTTCCATTTACAATAATCTGATTTGGACTCGAAGACACTGCTAAGAATCCAGTATAAGGCATATCTACTACTGGAAATGTTTGTTTAGATCCAGTAATAGTTAGAAGCATACGATCTCCAAATTTCTTTATTTCTGCATATTTACTAGAAGACTCAAAAACTTTTAGTAAAATAGCTCCATCAACTGGTTTATCTATAGAAAATTCTATATCAAAAGTTCCAGAATTATTTACTTGTGGCAAATTCATCATTTTAAGAATATCAGCTTCTCTAGTTTCTTGAGTCATAGAATCTGTTGGTATATAACTAGTAGCAAAATTTCCAAATTCTAATTGGAACCAAGATTGATTATCTGAAAAAAGAACTTCAATTTGAATTTTAGAATCTTCACTTAGTGTGAAAGTGACTTCTCCATCTTCAACTTCAGCTATAAGCCTTGAACTAGTTAAATTTCTTATTTCATAACGACCTAAACCAGAAAAAGTATAAGAACCAGCTATTAGATATAACTGTCTTTCTATGGGGTTTGAGCTGTCTAATAATAAATTAGATCTTTTTTCTTCTATCAAGAGTCCTTTACCTAAATTATGAGTTAACCTAGTTTCTGGAGCATAAAAAAATCTTGGATAGTTAAGAGGAACTATAGATAATCGAATAGTTCCTCTTTCTATATTTGTAGCTACACTATCTCTAGTAAAAATGAAACTAGAATTAGACAAAAGATCTTGAGCTATACATTTATTGTCAAAAGTCCAGAATGGATAATAATCAGTAATAGTTCTATTGATCTTATTTCCATAACAAGCTGATAGAAATTCTATATTAGTACTTTCTGAAGCTTGATCTGTTGATAAATAAAATGAAGCTGGTTTTTGATAAATACATGGCATACAATCATGTGTATTAGTATGATTATTTATAGCTAGATTAAAATTCAAATTATAAATATCTGCTGTAAATACTGCTGAAATAGCTCTTAATATCAAATTAATTGGAGCACATTTATAAAACAGATACCAAATATCACTTTCATCTATAGAAAATTCTTCAGCATTATATTCAATATCAACATGAGAAGTTGGATACCATTCTTGAGTTCCAGTATCTTCTACCATACTATTATTTCTAACGACCATAGAAGATTCTCGTTCGAACGGATCTTTTAACGTTGGGTCATCAGAATAATTATAATGACCTTTTGCCCATAACTGAACAAGCTTAAATTTAGCATTTTTAATCCAACCAATGAAGTTGATAAAATCTTGAGTTCCTTTTACATATTTATTATAATAGCTTAAGAAATAAACTAAGTTAGCATATTCTGATTCCGTAAACAAATCAGACTTATATTTGAAACCTAAAAATTCAGCTTGTTGAATATTTATAGTTTTTTCTTGTTTGATTGGATCTCTAATATATCGTAATAAGTAGATATATTTATAGATATTTCTAGCAAAAACGTCAGATATAGCATCGAACATATCTGCCCAAGCTTCAGTCTCACGTATTCTAGGAATTAGAACCGTTTTCCAATCTTGATAATAAGGTTCTTGAGTAATATCTGTCATTTATATAATCCAGTTATTTTTTGAAATAGTAAGTTAGATCGGAAGGCAGATCTTCGAAGGACTTATATTCTCCATCCCATCCTTTATATATAAAATTATTAACATCTTTAATGGTAGGTGTTAATTTCTTTCCACCAAAATGCCAGTAAAAAACTACTTGAGGTGCAAATCCTTTACAATATGAACCAAATTGTCCTATATCAGAATTTTCTTCTAAATTTCGAACAATCCAAAGGCAAGCTCTTTCATTTTTAGCTTCTTTACGAAGTTTTTCTAAAGCTAATTTATGCCCAATGAATAAAGATTCCGAAGTAATTTGTAATCTACTAAATACTTTCATATTCATTTCTCTTCATACTTCTTCAATAACTGTTTCAATTTCGTTATTAATATCAGTTAATTTCTTTTTCAATAATCTATTTATTATGATACTGACGTTCTAATATCTGATATGCTTTTTCTTTTTCTTTAAGTTTTCTTTTAAGTTCATCAATTTCCTTCACTTGATCTCTAATCATAATATCTTTTTCATCTAGAACTTGTGAATAAGATTCAATACAAAAGATAACATCTTTTGGAAGATCTTTATATTTAACTAAAATTCTTTCTGCTTGTTTTTCAAAATAGCCTTTTGCTGTAATTTTTAATCTATTAAGTACTTTCATTTTATAACAACTCCATTTCTTTAAACCATTTGTCATCTTTTTTAATTATTGAACCCGATTGAATATATAATCCAAAATTTTTATTACATTTTTTAAGAATATCTGCTAAATCCCCATAAGTATATTTCTCATTTTTCCCATACATAAAGAGTTCATTAGGATCATAATCAGTGTTTTTAAAATCAACTTTATAATAACGATCTAAAAATATATCTTTTAAAAAGATTATTCCAGTAATATATTTACTTATGTTTTTGATTGGTCCTTTTACAGCTTCTTCAAATTCCTCCAACTTGACGCCAGTATCACTCCAATACTGATACGGTTGAATTTTATAGATGTTCGACAGTTTATCACCGTCAACTATTAATTTAAAAAGAGTTCCGCCTTTATCCCCTGTATAAAAATTCAACATTTTATTACGAGTAAAGGAAACAATATATGCATAGTTCAAAGCTTCTAGAATATTTTTATCTAAAATATGTTTAAGTCCATCTATGTTTGTTAAATGATAGAGAGTTCCAACTTGTTTTGCAGATTGTATTTTTAATCTACTAAAAACTTTCATTTTATAACATCTCCTCTATTTTCTTTACATCTTCAGGTTGAATAACTAAAAATTGATTGTTCCAAGCTGTGTCTCGACTTCCACCAGAACAATAAGCAACTATAAAAGTTTTACTTCCAATAGCTCCTCTTGGATCACTAGCTAAAGTATAATATTCAATTTTATAATAGTCATTTCCTTTTTGTTCTATTTGTGGTTTCAAATGTTGGATAAAGCTCTTTTTGATTTTAGAAATTAAAGCATTTGAAGCCATATCTTTTCTATCACCATAACAATTTTCGTACCACTTAAAATTAGCACTTCTAGTTAAACGGACATTATGTTCAAAACCATACCAAGTATTATCATAATCCCAAGAATTTTCATCTGGAATATCTTCTTTTATTTGAACTAATTTTGTAGCACTTGTAATTATATTTAATCTATCAAAAACTTTCATTTTTGTTTCCTTATTGCTTCAACATATCAATTCCAATATCACTAGAACCCGCATCATATTTAATGCCTTCTTTATCCAAAATTTTTAATACTTTTGGCTTATATTCTTTTTCAATAGAATCCGTAGTAAATCCAATATAGAAAGTTGTTCTATCACCAGGATATATATAAATACTATAACCATTTTGTGTAATAGGCCTATAACCTTTTATTCTAGAAGGCATATCCTTAGATTTTTGCATCCCATTTGCTTTGAATAGCTTATGCAATTTTGAAATCAAAGTCTTTCGTATAGCTACAATATTTTTAGTGTTGTAATCATAAATTTTGGACTGTAGAAAATTATAAGCAGCCCGATAATCCTTAAAAGGTCTTATAGAATATATTACTGGAACATTTGATCTTTGATCTTTTCTTTTTATATTATACCAATCAGAACTATCTTTATAAATCTCATAGTCGTCTGTTTTTAGTAAATTTTCTTCTTCAGCAGAAGTAATTTTTAATCTTGAAAATACTTTCATTTTTAATTTCCCCTTAATGGACTAAAACCCTATAATGAGGTCTATAAATTTCGCCCCAAGCTAAAATTGTTTCTACTTTTATTCTACCACCATCGTAGTAAATATAGCCATTTATATTTCCATCACCAGCAATATATAACTTAGCATCTGTTATTTTATTTTTAGTCTTTTGATAGATTCTCTTTACTAATTCAGCATATTTAATATCTTTATCGTCCTCTATTATCCGTTTCTGCTTAGCTTCTGGCAATAGAGCCATAATTATATCTTGAAGTGGATAATGCTTTTCCTGAGCTAAATAAGCGGCTTTAGCATCATTTCCTGCTGAAGAATAATCTTTCATTCCATATTTATCTAATTTTTGATAATAAAATGATGGCTTTTCAGTTAGTTTTAAATATTCTGCCTTTATCTTTTTATAATAGTTCAAAGTTTTATTTTCCCAATTATTTAAAAACTTCCAAATAACATCATTTGGACCTTTATCAAATAAGTCTTTAACTACAATAAATTCTTTTTGGGCTTGCTTTTTAGCTTCTCTTTCTTCTTGAGCTTTACGTTTTCTTTCAGCTTCTGCTTCTTTACGTTTTTGTGATTCTAATTTTTCACCATAAGCTTTATACCAATCATAAGCTTTATACCAAAAAACTAAATCTAGAGCATTTCCTTTTGGTCTAAAGTCACTAAAATCTCTTTTTGCTTTATTATAAATTTTATCTTTATTTTCTTCAATTAACTGTCTAGCTTCTGGAGTTTGTATTTTGTCTACGCCATAAAACCATTGTGGATACATATTTTCAGCAAATTTATCAATAGACATTTTTCTATCTTCTTCTGGAAGATATTGATTATCTGTAACTAATTCTTTATAAAAGAAAGACACACCATCTTTATAAAGTCTTAATAAATCTTTAGCATTTTTTGGAATTGGAGGAAGCATTTTATATTACCAACCTAAAAGTTTTTTATGTAATGCTGATAAATCTTTATCAAAATCTTTGAATACCGGAAATACTTTACGACATTTAACTAATAAATTTTGAACGTCTTTAGAAACATCTACCTCTGAACCTTCTTGAAGCTCTTGTAAGTAATCCCTCATATTATCTTCAAATGACAATAAAGAATTAGCTTCTATAGACATTTTACTAAGTAAACTTTGTAAACTTTTTTTATCTAATTTTTTAGCAGCTTTTACTTTTTGTAATTTTAACATCTTAATTTCTCCTATTTATTTCCTTACCATATAATTATAATATATTTATCAGGAAAAGTCAAGAATTTTATAAACTTAGATATAAACCAGTTGTTTTTTCAAAAAGAGGCTTCAAGTCACGATTAAAGATATTTTCAAATTCTTTTTTATCTCTATAACTATTCTTCCATAATTGTAAGTCATAAAGATCTTTACTTTTATCATATAGAACTTTGCAGAATCTATATTTCGGGCATCCTTTGAAATGAAAAACTAATTCATACATACCACCAGGAGCTTGATTATAAGCAATTTGATCTATACCAATCATAGCCCGTAATTTCCCATATCCACCAAGCTGGTCAATAATAGTTTCAGCTACATCTTTAGCATAATCTGCTCTTACTACACCTAATCGTTCTAAAACTTTCATATTCTAATACCTCTAATTCTGAAAATTATATGGATCTAAAGGATTGACCCAAGTTTGTGAATCTCTTTCACTATAATCTGCTTCTAAATTTATACTAGTAATTTTAATATATTGATTTTTATTGATTTCATAATTTTTCAAAGGATGAGTTCTATCAATATAATCAATATCATTTGGAATTGTTTTTAGAATCAAATCTTCTATATCGCTACCATATAAACTACGACCTAAGCTACCTAATTTTAGTTTAGTATATTCTTCAATAGCAGATATAACTAACTGACGACATTGAGTTAGATCTGATCTACTTTTTACGAAAATTCTAATATCTAGATCTACATTTACTGGCTCTGGTTGAAACCACTTAAATTGAAAACCAAAAATAGAATTAGCTTTTAGATATTTTATCAAAGCTTTGAAACTCTGAAGATTGAAAGTATCTTCTGTTAGAAGCATCAATCCAATAACATTCATCCATTTCTTATCATTTGGTGCAATTTCAGCTTGTCCATAAACATTACAATCCAAAACTTGTGGAAACTTTACTACTAAAGATTTGAAGTCTTCTCTTGTGATACCTCTACCATTACTAGCACCACTTTCTGGACCTAATTGTTTGTAATATTCTACGTCTTCTTCGTCAGAACCATCATAAGAGTTAGTTAATGTTTCACCAACTAGATTCGGAAATGATGGACATTTAACTTCTAATTCTGAACTGGAATTATTACCTTCACTTCCTTTAGTAACTGCATAAGTAAATACAACTTCACTATTAGCTTGAGGAATTACACCATAAACTCCATTTCCAAACTTACATTCTACATTACCATTAGGTAATGAATTTTCATAAAATTTAGTATCAGAAATTGAAAATTTAAAAACAGCTTCTAAACTTCTAAAAAATTCAACATCATCCACATTACAAATTATATCTTGATCTGAAATTGACCAAGGATCTTTTTCTTCTAACTCATAAGTTTGATAGGCAGATCCAGAAGCTATAAATGAAGCACTTTTTACTTCCCCTTGATATAATTCTAAATCTTGACTCTTACTAGAAGTATTGAAAATAAATTTTTCCCTATTAAAATATTTCTCACCATTGATATTGAACTGAGTAAATTTCGGTACTTCTAAAAAAGTATTTAATAAGTCTGAATTTTCTAGTCTAACCAAACAATGAGCCGGAACCTTTCTAGAAATTCTAACTCCTAGAAATCTACTATTTGTATAAATACTTTCTGGTAAATGTGCATTATCAAAAGTAGTTTCATTTACAGCAGCTTGTATAGCATATTGGTCGTATTCACCAACCATAGCTATACTTTCTAATAAAATTTCCGCAGTAGCCGAATTTTGTAATGACAACCAACTTTCTTTATTATTAACATATGCTTGTAGTTGTTCTAAAATTCCTTCAAAATCAGGCTGTATAGTGCTTAAACTCTGATTAGTCATATTTATCTCTTTTTAGAATTATGTTCATATAATAAAATTATTTAACTTTCCTTGACATCTTTACTTGTAAGTCATATGGATTACCTAAATAAACATAAGCTACTACTATCTTATAGGCATCTTCATCGTATATTGGAACCACTGAAATAGAATTTCTAGTTACAAATACTTCTGGCATAAATGTTGTAATTGCTAAATATAACTCATCTTTAATATCCATAGCTATATTTAGGTCTAATGGATCAAATAAATACCTTTGAAGATTACAACCAAAAGTAGGCTCATAAGGTCTATCCCCTAAAGAATTTTCATATTGATTATTAGTTTCAAATAAATTTAGAATCATATTATTAAGAGCTTTATCCCCTCTTAAAATCTCTGAAACAGAATGATTACGAACAAATTTAGAATCTAAATCTTGAATAGTTTTTCCCATCGTTATTTATCCTTTTCTTCTATATTACCAGCTTGTCTATTTCTAGCTGCTGGAGGATTTACTTGAACAGTATCTACGTCAACTGACTCTGGAGCAGATCCAGATGTTGGAGAACCATTTAAACTAAATGCATAAAAACGTTCTACTACAGAATCTCCATTAGTATCTTGATGAATTCCAAATGACTTACCATCTAGTTTTGGAGCACCAGAAGTACTAAGATCTAAAGAACTTCCAGAATTAAGTTTTAGCGTTGGAGCTTCAGCAGTAAAAGAATTAGCTTTTTCTGTTAGCGTTGGAGCTTCTAAATTGTAATTATTAGCTTTTTGAACATAATTATTAGAAGTCAAAGTTATATTACTAGCTCTAAGATTAATATCATTAGCAGATAGATCCATAATTCCTTGAACGGTAAAATTAGCATTTCCAACCACTTGAATATCCAAAGAATTATCTGTTAAACTACTAGCATTTTCATTAACACTGTTACTGGTAACTTGAATTAAACAATGTCCTTGCCCATCTAAAGATAATTTAGTTCCAGATACGTGGTATATAGTATAAGTATCAGTATTAGTATTAGCACAAATTAAAGTTCCACTTCTATCTATAAGTCCATAAGTATTTGGATAATCTTCTAGAAGTTCTAACTGAACGTTTGGAATTCCACTTATATAAATTCCACTATATAAATCATCGGTTGGAAATAAAATTCTAACTTTAGAACCAATATCTGGAACATTTATATTACCTTGCTGATTAGCATTAGACCTAAAATTCCAACTTTCTACCCATGGTAAATGCTCATTTTCTAAATCTTTTGGATGAAGTTCTTCAATTCTAACTTTAATTCGACCTAGATGTAAAGGGTCATTATTTGATACAACTATTCCAATAGCAGTTTTTCCTGTAAGAATTGGCTCTTCCATATCTGTAGTATTATTCAACATTCTTCTTATCTTTCCATTTAGGTTAAAGTATTAAATAAGTCTAATTCAAAACCAGATGATTCTAGAATATATTTTTCTATATATTCTTTACCAGAAATAGCAATCGTTTTAGCAGTTACTATCCATTTATTAGCTTTATAAACATCAACATCCCCACTAACAGGATCTCTTCGACTCAAACTTACTGCATCTAATAGATCTATTGGTGCAGCTTTATCAATATAAACTTTCATAGCTAAACTATTTAAAGCTCTATATCTCTTATTTTGATATTCGGCTTTGTACCAGTTATTATGATAATTACCGATATTTATGGGTCGAATATTATTACCAACTAAACCAACTTGATCGTAAACATTTCTATTTATATTCAATACAGAAGTTTCTTTATCTACTGTAATTTCTGAATGTAAAGTAGATTCTCCATTTAGATTATATTCGACGTATTGATTTTTATATCCGTAACTATAATTATTTATTCCAGATTTATCTTGAAATTCTATCTCTTTGAACATTATTCTTTTTTCTGTTTCCATATTAGCTACATTATCTTGTGTTAGCGTATATTCAGGTCTAAGATCATTTATATCTCTATATATAATTTTCTTATCTAAACTAATTGCAGACATCATACAAGATCGTGAATTATTATATCCATGATTAGTAACATAACGCATAAACTCACCATAATTTTTAGTTCCATTTAGCCAAACCATTTCGTCCGAAGTTTCTATTCCATCGTAGCTCAAACCAACTTTTTTACCTAATTCACGAAGAACTTGACTAGAAGTCCCATAATATCCAAAAGGTTGTTGACTACTAATCATCATTGGATAATTCATTGGAGCATAGATCAAATATCTTTCTTTTGATTTTTGAACTTCATTGTTCGGAGATGATATATAAACAAACTCCATTAAGTTCCTCATAGCAGATTCTTGATCCGTTCCAATAGCTATAGAAATTACTGTTCCATCCGTTAGAGCGTTTTTAGAAAAAATACCTTTATTATCATTCATATCTAAACGAAGAGCTGGCAATATATCGTAACAATTTGATACAATAGCCATAGAATTAACATCATCTAAAGTTACTGGTATTTGATAACCATTTAGATAAAAATCAAAATATAATTGTTCATTAATATAAAAAGCCATTATAAAATAACCCTCTTCGTCATTTCACTAGAAGATTTAGTTTGAGCTTGGTTTAAGTATTTAGATATTTCACTTAAATTTGGTATAAATAATTTAGTTCCAGTTTGAATTTCTTTTAATGGGAACATAATTCCATTGAATTTAGCTATTACCCACCATAAAGAAGACGTTCCATAAAATTTAATAGCAATATTTGGTAAAAAATTTGGAGTAGGTAAAGTATAGATCTTACAATTGAATTTTTTATTTAAGAAATTCATTTTATTATCATAAAAATTAGTTAACTTACATTCTTTAGCAGAAGTTCCACGTCCTTTTACATATGTTACTGGACTCATAAAGTTATTTATAGATAAATTTCTTTTTGAATATGTAGCCATATCTTTTCTCCTATAATCCACCAAACCCTAAAGAATTCAATGTATCTTTTGCTAATCCACCAACATAAGCCATAGGACTGTCTAAAAATTTAGTTAATTCAGCTTTCATATTATCTACTTGTGAATAACCAACATTACCAGTAAACCAATTTTCAATATCTTGAACTGTTGGTGAAAAAGTAGTTCTTAATGTAACATCAGCTTGAGCTTGAATAGGTCTACCTTTTATATCGAATTTACTAAACATTGTATTATTTACGGAAGTAATAATTACACCTTCTATAAATATAAAAGTTCCAATTCTTAAAACCAAAGTCTTATCATCTTTAAAAACGGGCAGCTTAGTTTTTTCGTCAATTATAACTTCAGGACCTGGAGCTCTTAAAGTTAATCCATCTTCTGTAGGACAAACAGCTTTCAGTAAACTAACCCAAGGTTTAACAACATCTTGTTCAGTATCATTAACCGCGTCAAATCTAAATGGAATACTAAATTCTAGAGGTTCCGTTCCAGTCCAAGTTGGAAAAGTTGATAATTTAGTATAAGCTGTTTTAGCACCAAAAATTTGCATTAATTGTTGAGATTTTTCTAAACCCTTATCTACGATTGAACCTCCAGCACCACTAGCTTGTCCAGATCCAATAAAACTCTTCAATATTGAATCCCAATTTGAAGACAAATTAATAGCTAAACTTTCTGGTAGAAATCCAATAATATCAATTTCTCCACCTACTTTAGATCTTAGATGAACCTGATAATTCGGATTCAAATATTTTCCTGCTTGAGTACTTGCTTGTGCCATTTTTACCTCTTAAAATCTAGCGCCAGAATTTAATAATTCTAATCCACCACCACCTAAATGTGAAGGAATTGAAATAACTTCTGGCTCCGTTCCATTAACTCTCTTCGTTGGAGTAGTTGTAGCTGCTTCTTGTTTAGCTTTTCGACTTTCCGCAGCAGCTGCTTCTTGTTGTCTAATAATATTTTCATTTACCATTTCATTAATTGAAGCTTCATCAAACATAGGAAGCATTTCTGAACTAGCTTCTTCTATCTTACTGTTGGTTAAACCTTCTATTTTTACTGGATCTGAAGAATCAACTACCTCTTGTAATTGTTTTGTTTTTGGATCATTTACCTCTAACATATTTTTGTTATGATTCAAAATCTGTTTGACATATTCGTCAGTCTCTCTAGGTAAACCAGAAGCCCAATTTATACCTAATTTCTTTTCTTGTCTCCGAACATTACCAATACCAAAATTATAAGCTGCTAATGTTTTAGCTTTATCTCCACCTGTTTGATTCATTAGCCATTTTAGATATCGAGCACCCGCTAAAATATTCTTTCTAGCATCAAATGGACTACCTTCGCCCCAGTCTTCCCATGTTGGATCTATAAATTGCATTAAACCTTTAGCAGTTCCATATCTAGTCATTGGACCTACTGCTCTAGGATTGAAATTAGACTCTTGTTGAATTACACCTGCTATAAAATAAGGATCTAAGCCAGTTTCTGCTGAAGCATCTTCTATAGCTTGAATAATTTCTGGATCTATATCTCTACCAGAAGCATCTTTAGTTGGTGCTTTCATAACGGAAGGTAGATTATCAAAATCTTCTGATTTTGGAAATGGAGTAACCGCAACTTCTAGTTTTGATAAACGTCTTCCTCTAATAAAATTATTAGAAGATTCATTAAAGAAATTCTTATGAAATAGTAATTGCCATAAAGAATTCATACCTTTTTTGAACCATTTCTTGATTTCATCTCCGAAGAAGTACCAAATAGCTATAATAGCCCCAGTTAGAGCTAAACCAATAACACCTCCAGAAGCAAAAGCTGCAACTAACCAACCACCCATACTAAGTAAAGTTTCACCTAAAGATTTAAGTGCTTTAAGTAGAACACTAAAAATACCTTCACTTTTTTCTTCTGGTTTATTTCTATCTTCGATCCATTCATAGAATTGTATAAGAACTGATTTTAATGTTTCTTTATTTTGTTCATCGATTGCCATAGCTGTATTTTGATAATTAACGTCATTCTGATTCATAGTATCACTATCATAAATATCTTCAAATTCGTCAGATTCATCTGACTTCAACTTTCTAGAATCTAATAAATCTAGATAAGTTTTTGAAACAATCAAACCATATTTAGTTAATTCTTTTAATTGATCTAGAATTTCTTCGGAAGTTCTACCTTGCGACTTCATATAAGTAATAACATCACCAGCATCTAATTGACCTTTTTTGATATTTCTATTATAGAAGCCTTTACCTAATAAATAGAAATCATTTTTAAGATCTTGATAATCATTAGAATATTTTCGCATTAGATTATTGTTGAACTTATACTTATTAACTCTTCTGCCCCCATAAGAAAAACCTAAAAATCTTTTCTGGTCTACTTTTTTAGTTAGAACAGCATTTAGAGCCATTTTACCAATACCTTTACCAATAGCTGTTAAACCTCTAACACCAGAATAGAAAAATCTATAAGTATAAGAATCTTTAACCTGTTCCCATTTATCAAAAAATCCATCTAACTTCTCATATAAATCATCTTGTAATTTCTGTTTGAAATCTCTATATTGCTTATGAAGATTCATTATATCTTTAGCTCTGTTCCAAGCAGCTTGAAGATCTTTTTGTAGTCTAGGGTCACCCGGATCAAAAAATCCTCTACTAGTACGTTCTTTGATTAATTCTTTTAATTTTTTAACGTCCTTATCTAAACGATTTATAGTTTCTTCATAATCAGTTTCTTTTTCATATAATTGAACAGTTAATTTTTCTTTTTCTTCTACATATTTAGTATATAATGGAGAATCTGGATCTGTATTATTTATCATTCGATCCAAACGAACAATCTGTTTTCTCAATTTTATTTTTTGAGAATTTAGAAGTTGTTTTTTATTTGTTAACTTAGTTTGTACTTGATTAGCCATTACATAGCCCCCTCGTAAGCTAAACCTCTATATGGATATTCATCTCCATCTTTATCAAATTTTCTAACTTGTGGGATAGGAGTTTGATTTTGAACTGGAACTTGAACAATTTTGGTTTGAGTTTCTCTAATATTAGGATTTATAATACTTTGAGGTTGTTTTGGAACCATATCAATATTCTGAGATTGCAGAAAAGCTTGTCGAGCTTTGAAGGCTTCTTGAGCTTTCTTTTTTAAGTCCTCAGAATTTTTACCTGTAACTTTATCTACTGCCCACTCAGCAGCTTTTTCAGCTAATTTATCTAAACCTAAATCAAGAGCTACCTGTTGTCCAAATCTGAACGGATCAATAACTTCCCACCAAGTATGACCTTCTTCTTTCCTACGTTCTAGATATTCATTCATAGAGCCTTCAATTGTTTGTCCAGTCTCATCTTGAATTTCTTTAATGTCGTGAGCCATAAAACCAAGGTCAATTAAAGCACTACCTACCGGAATTTTACTCATCAAACCTTTTGTAGCATTTTTTGCTACTTTAGTTAAATTTTTAACTTTAGATAAACTCTTTCCTTTTTTGACTGTATTAACACCAGCTTTAACGACATTTTTAGAATTACTTAAAGCATTAGCTTCTTTTCTTACTTCATTAATTGCTTGAACAGCATTTTTAGCTGGTTTAACTGCTTCCGCAACTTTTGCAGTTTTAGCAGCTCTAATTACATTAACATCATTTTTAGCTTGATTCAATAACTTAGCACCTTTTTCAGCTCCAGCTTTAAATAGAGCCTTAGTTGGAGCCTTACTGATTTTAGCTGCAGCTCTAACTGCTTTTTGAGAAATTTTTGCAGCCATTTTCTTAGCCCCAGCTAAAATTTCAGCACCAGTCTTTTCTGCCCATTTAATGGCGCTATCAATAGTTTTTTTAGCAAACTTACCAGCTTTAGCAATAAGTTCTTCAACCCATTGTGAAGCTTTCTTATAGAATCCTTTGAGGGAATCTATAAGAGGTTTAATAGTAGCTTCATAAACCTTTTTACTAAAACTTTGAACAGATTTTAGAACTTGCTTAGGCCATTGCTTTAGTTTTGCTGGTAAACCTTTGAACAATTTCCAAGCTTTTTTAATTAGAAGAGCAAAACCAGCAAGCAATAAACCAAAAATCCCGGTTGACTCTTTATTTTTATCTTTTAGATTCTTATTGAAATAATCAGATAATTGTTCATCTAAATTGTGTTGAGTCATCCAAGTATCAGTTAGAATTTCAAATAATATATCTCCATTTATTAAACCATTAGATTTAATTAAGAAATCATATTCAAAACTCTTCGGTTTATTAGTACTCTTGAAGCCAAAATCAAAAGTATCAGCTCCAGATTTAGTAAGACTATTTCGAAAAGAACGAAGATTAATATTTTGATTTTCTTTAATAACTTGAGCTTTCGGTTCAAATTCTTGTTTGAGCTTTTCAACTTCTGCTAAAGTATTATCTTGTTTTTGTTTAATAGGTTTAAATTCTGATAAGCTAGATCTTAACTTACCGGCACCAGCAGTTTGAGTAAGTCTTTTACTTAGAACTTTAGTTCTTCCTTCATTACCAGCAATTAAACCTAACTTAAGAGCTACTTCTTGTTCTCTTGCTGCTCTTAATTCGTCTAAATCTTCGTCTGTTAGATCTCCTGTAACAAAGCTTTCTATTTGTTTTTTAGTATATGGCTTAATACCAGATTTAGCTTGTTCTAAACCTAATATAAAATCTTTTGTATTGATAGGATTCTGATCTATTTTATTAAATTTATCTAATAATTTTTCTAGATCTTTATCTGTTTTAGCCATTATCTATTAACCTTACACAATGCTTTAATTAACCATTGTTGCCATAATTTACCATCATTTAAGTCTTTAATAACATCATTAGATAATGTTAGAAAAGTATAAGAATCGCTATTTTGTGAAGTATAAACCCCAGAAGCATAACAAGCTAGAACTTTGATTCTAGCGGTTATGTTTGACAGTGAGCAACGGGGAAAGAAACTCAACGGCGTCCATTTCGAGAAATATTTGTTCAGGATCTGCCTGGACGACCTCCTCATTCTCTACTCGTTTAGTTAAATCAGCTAATTCTTTTTCTGTATTATCTAACATCAAAGCAAGAAGTGAAGCTTCTTCAGAAGTAGTATTTATAGTTATATCTACTGCTTTTTTCATTTTTTCAATTCTTGTTTTTAAGACTTTGATATATTCATCAACATCAAATTTAGAATCAACTACTGTTAATTCTTCTTTTACTCCATGATCAATTAAATCATCAAATTCTTTAACTTTGTTCAAAGCTTCTAAACCATTCTTTTCTAAATAATCTTCCATAGTATGGATCTTTTCTTCCCAAGTATCACCTCTAAAGAATTGAGCATTAGAATATAAAAATTCGTCATCACTTTCTAATTCAGTATCAAATATATTAGAAAATTTCGTAATTGGAACTTCGAAACCTTCTTCACGCCATTTAGCTAGTTGTTTTTCCGTAATTTCTGGTGCATAAACTTGAAGTTCAGATTTTCTAACTTGAGAAATATTCTCATTTCCATATTTTGAAAGCCATTTAACCGTCATTGGACTCTTCGGATAAGAATTCAATCTGAGCCAATAGCAGATATATTTAAAATCACCTGCGGTTAATAAATTGATATCTCTATCTACACAATTCTGAATAACCTCTTTGAACATTTTAGTAGATTCATTTTGAACTACTCTATTCATTTTAGCTAAATCTCTAATTTCAAATTTTCTAACTTTAATAGTATCAAAATCATAAAAAATGAACCCAGAAGGTAATGATATAGATTGATATTTATCAGTAACTTCTGATGGTTGAAATTTAGCATCTTGTTTTGTATCTAAATTTGATTTGATATCTGTAGCTTCAGAAGATTCAACCTCTTCTTTACCTACATAATCTAATTGATCAAAAGTAGTTATACCTTTATTTTCTTCCATTTATTAGCCTTTCTTAAAAGTTGATTTAATATTTTTTAAACTTCTCTTTAATACATTAGTATAATCACCACTTCTAACCTGTTGGTAAGCATTTTTACCAACTGAACCAATAGAACCGAAGTTAATAATATCTGCTGGAAGCCATTTAATATATTGAACATTAAATGAACAAGATATTTTTACTACGTCACTAGTCGAACCGAAGTTGATTGGGGTAATTTGTTCTGGATAGCAATTTTCAAATTGAACTATCCCTTTTAGAATTCCTGTTGTATCAAATAAAAATGCATAGATATCTTTCGCATATCCATCGTCTCCACCAGGTAAACGAAAGACTCCATATTCATTTACAATACTACGTTTCCACTTATCTAAATATGTTAATGCTGTATAGTTATAATCTTCATAGAAAGTAATATCTATACTTTCTACATTAATCTGATCTGGAAAATTTCTTAATCTAGCTTGTGTTCTAGAGGTAGTTGAATTTATGCTTTCAAATGGAATCTTAATAGATTCGGCACGTAAACATAAACCAGCAGTAGAAATTTGATTTTCTACAGCATTAATTGTTTTAGTTACCACTTTAGCTGCGGATTTTGCATAACCCCAAAGTTTATTTAAGAATCCACTCTCTTCTTCTTCGCCAAACCCTTCAATTGGTTCTGGTATAGTGTCTGGCATCATAACACCCCATTTCCAAGTAACAGCACCATCTGGAACAGTTAAAATTTGAGCTAAAGTTCTAGGCACAGCCGATGTAGCTAAATTTAATCCAATCATTAGAAAATGACCTCTTAAAATAGAAATATAGTATATATAAAATTATTGAAGTTAAAAACAGAAAGAAAAGCTAGAGGGAAAGGCGAATAAACCTCTAGCTTTCCGCGGAACTCAATCTATGTCTATAGCAGGGAGATTAAAGAGTGATTGAGTCGCCGTATTCGCAATAATCGTATCTAAAAGTACAACTTACTTCCACTGCTTGAGCATTTTGTGAAGAATCTAATGCAATAGCATCGATAGCTTGTGGTGATACTTTATAGATCGTATAAGTTGCTGATAAATTACCAGCTGTATCAAATACATTCAAAGTAGCAGTTCTACCATAATCTTCTGAATAACCCATACTTGAATTCGAAGTTGTACCACGACAATACTGCATCCAAGTTCTTAAACGATTTGAAATAGCCATATCGTGTGTTTCGTTGAATGTACAAGTAAAGGTTCCATCATTGGTATTAGTACCAGATTGTCTCTTTTGGTAACCTGCTAATTGAATGGTAATCGTTTCATTTGACAATGCCGGAATTTGACAAGTCTTGCACTGCAAAGCTAAACGACGAGTATCGGAATTACCAGGAATTGAACCAAATAAAAGAACAAATGATTCGCCTGTTAGAGCATCTGGTAAATTTTGAATTTCGTCTTGTTTAATTTTTACTACCATTTGAGTATTACTCCTACTTATTTATAAATCTTTAACTAGATATCTTTTTATAAATAAAATTATTAAAAATTGAGGGAGGGTAGAATACTACCCTCCATATTCAATTAAATACCGTTCTCTAAAACTTCATCAAAACTAATTGCTGAGCCAAGAACATAAGTATTTAGCCTAATGAACTTCAAGCTACTTGTTGGCTTTAATAATACTTCTACTACAGCACAACCAGCATCTACTTCAGCATCGTTTTCTCTAGTAATATCGGAAACTACTTGGAAGTCTCTTAAGCCGCGACCGTCTTTAATTGGCTTCAAATAATTCTCAGTTTCTAGAACCATAGCTGATCTTGAATATTCGTCATTTGGATCAAACAACTTATATTTATATGCATCCGTTAATGCAATTTCGATATTATTGCACATCAATCTAACGTGTAAATCAGCCAATGGATCATCAGCCATTTGTGTTGTATATTCGCCAAAAATTGCAATACCATCTGTTCCCATATCTCTAATCGGGTTAACACGTAATGGCTCAATCAAATCTCTTTCAGATTCACCATAAATATAACGAACTCCTTTAGCACCATCGCAAATACCACGGTTAAGACCTGCTGGAGCCCAATAAATAGCTCTAGTTCTCTCTGTAAAGCAAATTTGAGCGGCTGCATAACCTGATGGAGCAATATATACATCAGTACCAGAAACCTCATCAAATACCAAAATATCTGGCGTATAAACTGCTGCATAAGAAGTATTTACATTCATTTCATATTTACGATAATTGATAAGTGCATTTACTTCTTGAGCATCTGATGGCATATCCAATAAAGCTACGCAATCATGACGTTTTTTAGCAATAGCAGCCATTGTTTGATGAACAGTAGCATTTGCATAACCAGCATTGATCAAAAGTCTTACTGTAACTTTCTCTGGATCAGCAAATTCATTCCAACCAGCTACTATTTGAGAAGTTGTTGGTAAATATCCATCGTCACCACCACCTAACCAAGCAATACTATCCATATTCTGTAATTTACTAAAATCTTTGTTATGAACTACAACACGAATATTTTCTGATTGATAAGCACCTTTATTTACTTTATCAACTATAAACATTTGATTACCATTAGCATCTAATTGGTTCTTGAAAGAAGTTTTCCAAGCTTCGATCGGATTTACTAATGATTCTCTATTATATACTTCTAAAGTAAATTGTTCAGTAGAAGGCGTATTTGGAATAATTTCTTTAATAGAAACTATAGGTTGACTTACACCACCACTAAATGTAGCATCGGTAATCTCAATAGAAGTATTAGGTTTTGGACCAACGATCATAATAGAACGATCATTTTCAACACCACCTACAACCTCTTCTACGGATACTACAGATCCTTCTCCAAATACTTCATCTAATTTAGCTTGAATTGAATCTGCAATAGCAGCTAAAGTAGCATCTGAAGATGTATTATAAGCTACAGCTGCTGTTTTCCAACTATTAGCACCCGAAGCAATTATACATTCAAAACTATTACCAACTTGAATAGCATCGCTAAGTGTCAATCTAATACGCTGTTGGATACCCTCATCTAAATTACTAATCTTAATACCTAAACCTTCTGTTTCATTAGAAGCCCAAGCACCAGGATTTTCAGCAAAAATATCCATAATCTTAGCATCTTCTTCAACTGTGATAGTTACAGAAGAACCTTCGATAACGCCATCAATTTCCATATCTTCTAAAGATTCTGGTAATGTAACAACAATAGCTCTATCATCATATACACCATGACCTTCTCTAACTGTTTCTACATTCATTTCTAGAGTAGCAGTTAAAGCTGTTCCAGATTCGATTTCCATATCAACTGGACCTGCATTGTCACAAGTAACCAAAATTGCAGGAACATCACCTGGCAAAATAATTGCTGATATATTAGTCATTTCATTAATAGAAGCAACAATAGCAGCTAAAGTAGCATCTGAAGATGTCGAATAACGAACTGTTATAACTTTTTCTGCAATATTTGGACTTCCTTTAATTGTGAAATTAATTACATCATTAATCATAAATCCGCGATTAAATGTAATAGAAGTCTCTTGCTTTCTATCTGACATTGTCCAAGCTTTAATAACTTTAACAGAACCACCAGTAGCTTTAGAATCTAAAGCATTCTGAATTCGACTTGCTAATAAAGCCAAAGTATAGTTAGAAGATTGATTAAATACTTGAGTTATTGAAGTATCACCTAAGTCTAATCTAACTGATTTATCACTTGGAATAGCATCACTAAACGAAATTACTTTAGATACTTTTGAAGCATTTTCATAGTCAGAAGAACTGCCGGTTTCGAATGGGAGAGAAAAGAATTTCTTATTCACTTCATCATAAAATAATGAAGTACCGGCATATTTTGCATTATTAACAACACGATAACCATAAAAAATAGACATTTCTTTAAGGGCTGGTTTCAAAACTAGATGAGCTGGAGACCATTGTAAATCTGATTCACCATATCTTCTAACAAACTCATCATATCCACCAGTTATGAGCTGTCTACCTAACGGGCCTTTTTTCGAAGCAAATACAGCAGCACCAATAGTATTATTAACTGCTCTATAAATACCCGAACCTTTAGCGTATTCGTAAGGATAAACACCAGCTGATAATTTCCAAGCCATTAGTCATTTCCTCCATCATTTTTAGTAGTAGTAGTTGATTTCGGCTTAGATTCTGGAGCAGGTTTAGCAGCTGGAGCTGTTTCTTTAGCAACCGGTTTATCTAAGCTAAGAATTTTTACTTTAGGAGGAACATTAACGCAAAATTTATCTTGCACTTTGCTCTCTCCCACTGGAATTTGACAGGTTTCACCATCTTTAGATTGTAAAACTACTGCATATCCATATTTATTTAGAACTTTTGCCATTTATGAATATCCTCCTAGCAAGCATAAGTTATATAAACAGTTATATTTGAATCTGAATTATTTCTTAATATGAACTCGTCAATTTTCCCATCTAGAGTTATTAACTGACTATTGATATTTAGAATATGATCTTCTTTACGAATATCTAAATCCAAATTAGCATTACTATGAAAATGACAGAAACTACAACTCGGTATAGAATGTAGCTCTCCTGGCATTAGAGTGAAGGTTGAATTTACATAACAAGAAATTGGAAAAGCTTTTTTGATATCAATAAGCTCGTCTCTTATATTCATCTTACTATCAAAAACTTTTTCTTCAACTACCATAGTTTCCATAACAGAAAAATCCTCAAGTTATATTTCTCTTATAAATAAAATTATTGAACCGTAGGTCTTAATCATAAAAATCTCTTGCTATTTTTGATAGATCTACAATTTCAGCTTCGTTTATTGGAATTGAATGTTCTTTTAGAATTGGATATTCAACATCTAAATCAACTCCAGTAACGATTTGAATATCTTTTCTAGCGCATTTGATTTCTGGTGACTTATATATTTCACCAACATAAGTATCAATAACTAAAGTCGTTATTACTTTAAGTGGAGATCCTTCAGTGAAATCTTTAGTTGGAAAAGATAGATCAGGTTCGATATGATATTGAATATCAATAGAATTTCCAGCTTTTGTCTTTAATTTTAAGCTATCCGCTCCTTCACAATAGCTCCAACAGCTCATAAAATCTATACAATCTTTTAGACTCTGACTAAAAAATGAAACAGTACAAGTTAGTTTAACTGGTTTTAAATGATATGTATAATAATAACCATCTTTAGCTTTTAATGGAGAAGTTCCATATTTTTTTAATACGAAATCATTAAAACCTTCTGGATTATTAGTTAGATTTGTAGGAGTTACAGATACATAAGGATATTTAGAAACATTTTGAGTAACTCGACCTAGTTCTCTGTTGATATCCTCTGAATCTAAAGTTCCGACTGTGATAATTTCTTTACCATAAATTCTTTTTATTATAGTTTTAATCGATTCATAACTCTTCGTAAATATGGGACTATCTGAAGCTTTGATATAAAATCTACTATTAATGGCTGGCATTACTATTTTCTCCAATTATTCATATATATAAAATTATTTAGTCAAAAAAATAAGTGGCTCAGTTAAGAACCACTTATTTTTATTTTTTATCTTGAAAAGTCTATTACTATTTCTTTAACAATTTAGCAATAGCAGCTTTTCTAGCCTCTTTGTTACCAGATAATGATTTCAAATTAGCTAAAGCAACTTTTCTTTTTTCAACTGCTGCAATAACATCACTTAGTGCTGGCAGTTCTTCAGGTTCCTCAACTGGAGCCTCAGGTTCCATTTCAATTTCTTCAAGATCTTCATCATCTTGAACAATTTCATCTTCACCTTCAGCTTCAACTTCTGGTTCCATTTCTGGCTCTTCAGCTATTGGAGTTTCTTCTTCCTGCAAAACCTCATCGATCTCTTCGTCAGATAAAACTTCGTTTTCTTCATTAGCTGGCTCCATTTCGTTTTGATTAACTTCATCTAAGTAATCAATAACTTCTTCAGAGTCGCTTTCATCCATAGCGCGGACAAAAAGCTTAACAGCATCTTTTTTCTGTCCTTTTTTGTAATAAGCGCTAGCTAAAACTAAAAGGTCTGCTGCAATAGTATAATTTAATTTTTTTGCCATCACATTGATCCTTTCTAATTTTAACTAAATTAAGCTCTCTTACCTTTAACAACAGAACGAGCGTTATGAACCAATAAAGCAATTGTTTCTACCAAGTACCAACCACGAGCGTTTACACCCTCATAAGCACCGTCAAGAGCTGTAGATTCAATTGGACCACGATCAGCAAAACCACCGTGGAATTCAGGAGCAGAAACGATATAAACATCGCCTTGATCCAAAACCTTCAAAGTCGGAGCACGGAATGCATCTGTAATGATTGACATACCCAACAATGAACCAATGTTACCAGTATTAACGATTTCATATTGGCTAACTGGATCGAACCAACTTGAGAAATTAGTACCGAGCAAGTCATTCATAACATCTGAAGCAGCAACAATAGTAGCAGCTGGTAAGTTATGAGCAACGATAGCATTACGCATAATAGCCAATGTATCAGGAGTTAAACCACCAACTAAAGTGTGCAACGGATTAGAAGCACCTGCAATAGCGTCTACAGAAGACTTCCATAAACGATCTTCAGCAACTTGAATTGCTTCCTGACCTTCTTGCAATTTTTCATTCAAAATATCACCAGTTGTGCGGTCAATTTCTTGCTTGTGGATATATACTCTATGAGCAATATCAACAGCTACTGGATAGTAATGTTTGTCTCTCAAGAATACAGCTTGAACTTGTGAAGAAGAAACAGCTGTAACAGCTACTGAATTCGGGAATTTAACATCCATACGAATATCAGCACCTTGTTGAGTTTCAACTTTCTTCAACAATTTACGAGCAAAACCTTGACGATTAGCTACTTCATACAATTCACCAGCCAATGCAGCACCTAATGCAGCAAATTTGTTTGATGTTGTATCTTTATAAGCAGCAACAACTTCATTGCGAATTGCTTCCAAGTTCTCTGGCTCTTTTTCAGCAACTACATTCATAGCTGCCAAAATTTTCTTTGCCAAATCTCTTTTGCTAGAAGCATTGATTTCGCCAGTACGAGTATCACCAAAGCGTTCTTGAGAACCTTTGAATTTAATATTTTCCATATTCATCTTTCAGTTCTCCTTACAGCAATTGTAAAACTAAATATTCTGACTTAGTACCTGGAGCTGCGATAATGCGAGCATTAGAAACAACAGCACCAGCACCAGAAGTTGTGAACTTGCCGTCTGCATTTAATCTAACTGCAGCAACATTTGTCCAATCAGCAGCTACATCATATTCAGAAGTAGCAACTGTACCTTGATGAATAACACCAATAGTACCAGACAATTCACTCAATCCAAAACCACCAGCATAACCATCACCAGCAATGAAGCGAGCTTCAGAAACTGTTGGTTCATAGTTATAAAGGAATACGAATTCTTTACCAGCATCAGCAGCAGCAAAAGTAAC